TCGTGCACGGGAAGGCCGGCGGCGCGGTGGTGCTGCTGGCCGGGCCACCAGGAACCGGGAAAACCCTGACAGCTGAAGTCTACGCGGAAGCCGAAGGCCGGGCCCTGTATTCGATCCAGTGCAGCCAGCTGGGCACCGACCCGGACGAACTGGAAGACGAACTGCTGAAGGTCTTCGCCAGGTCGAAGCGATGGAACGCGGTGATGCTGCTGGACGAAGCCGACGTGTATGTCCACGAACGTGGGAACGACCTGCAGCAGAATGCCATCGTGGGGGTCTTCCTGCGGGTCCTGGAATACCAGGACAGCGTGCTGTTCCTGACGACGAACCGGCCCGACGACGTGGACGATGCCATCGCCAGCCGGTGCATCGCCCGGCTGACCTACGCGATCCCGACGGGCCCCGAGCAGAAGCGGATCTGGGAAGTCCTGGCGGACGCCAGCGGCCTGCCGGACGGGCAGCTGGACGTGGCCGGCATCGTGGCGGCCCACCCGACCCTGAGCGGCCGGGACGTGAAGAACCTGCTGAAGCTGGCCCGGCTGATCAACCCCGAGCGGATCGACGCGGAAACGATCCGGTTCGTGCAGCAGTTCAAGCCGACGAAGGGCCAGGCGGCCACCGTGGTGGCGATGCCTGGCGGGATCGGCCGGTGCCCGAAGTGCGGGGTGCTGATCGGCAAAAAGGGCCACGTGTGCCCGAAGGGGGCGGGATGGCAATGAATGCGAAGGACTGGGTGCGGATGCTGGACCAGGACCTGGCGGACGCGGTGAAAGCCTACCACGTGGCCGAACGGCTGCTGCAGCGGTCACGGCTGCGGATGATCCACCTGATGGGTGCGATCCGGCGGCATCCGGCGGCGCGGGTGCAGCTGTCGAATACGACCTGCCGAAACCTGGAACAGGCCCTGGTCAGCAGTCTGCGGTCTGGGCACCAGCTGCCACGGAAGCGGAAACGGGGGAAGTGATGGCCGGCCGAATGACGATGGAACGGGCGAAGCTGATCCTGGACTTCGTGGTGCAGTGGCACGGCCTGAACGATCCGAGCCGGGCCCGGTCCGACATCTACGACTGGGTGGCCCTGAAGCTGTCCTGCCACCGGTCGGCGGCGGCCGACCAGATCGACAAGGCCCAGCGGATGGTCGGCCTGGACCCGTGGAATAGCGCGGTGGCAGCGGCGCGGCAGCCGGCGACGAAGCAGCCGACGACGGCCGACCCGGTGCGGCCCCAGCCCCCGGTGACCCCGTTGATCGACCGGCTGAAGCTGATCGAACGGGAGAACCGGGAACTGGTGGACTTCGTGGCCTGGCTGGCCGGCACGGGCCGGCTGGTGAACCCAGGCGGCTGGTCCCACGAAGAAATCGTGGCCGGCTACCGGGGCATCGACCTGGCGGCCGTGGCCCTGGAACGGAAGGCGGTGCTGCAGTATGCGGCCGACATGCAGGAATACTGGCGGCTGAAGGACCTGGCGGACGCGGCGCGGGGGCAGCGGTGAAGCGGCGACCGAAGCCCGAAGACGTGGCCGAACGCGAAGTCCGGAGCACCCTGGAAATGCTGCAGCGACGGCACCAGCGGCTGGCGGAACTGTGCCAGCCAGGCCGGCGGGCCGGCGGTAACGCCAGGGCCGGCCGGGAATCGGCGGCGATTGTCAGGCTGACCAGCAGCCTGCTGCAGCACCTGGACGCGGAAGTGAAGCAGGCCAGGACGGACGCGGCGATCCTGGCGGAAGGGAACCCGGCGATCCCATGACGCTACGCCAAGCCCTGCCGGCGATCCGGACCCTGGCCAGGGAACTGTCCCTGGCCCCCCTGGCGACCATGTGCACGTGCGGACACGTCCACATAGCCCACGGGGTGCTGTGCGGCGGGCCCTGCAGCGGGCGGACGGCCCGGCGGGCCTGCCGGTGCCAGAAGTTCGTGGGCTGGTATCCCCACCGGGCGCGGGACTTCGAACGGTTCGGGAAGCTGCTGGTGAAACGGCTGCAAACCCAGGGCGGCCGTAGGGTTACCAGGAAAGTGAACAAAAGTAAAAAAAGGACTTGACGCGGGATAGGTTCAGGCTTATCTTAGGAACATCCACGGCGCGGCGGGCGACAATCCGAAGCGGCCGGTGGGAAGGTGGCGATGGGCCGGCAATACAGCCGGACGCGACTACCGGAAACCAGGACAAGACGATGAACACCGGACGAACCCTGCAGCAGCTGGCGGCCGAACTGGAACGCCAGACCACCACGAAGCGCGATTACCTGGCCAGCCAGGGGGCCATCGAAGCGAAGGTGATCGACATCCCGGCGGCCACCGACGGCGCGGCCGTTCGCCAGGAACTGGTCCTGGACGGGTTCAACGGGGACGCCCTGAACATCACCCCCTACGCCCACGGCCAGATCGCGGACCACCTGGGCATCCCGAAGAAATACTACGACCGGATGAAGGCCGAGCAGCCCCAGCTGCTGGCGAAGAACGTGAACACCTGGCTGCACGAAGCCCCGAAGGACCAGCGGATGGTCCGGACCTTGGACGGCGCGGTGCGCGGGTTCCTGTCCCCCCGGTATCGTCCCCTGGACAACTTCGACCTGGCCCAGGCGGTCCTGCCGAAGCTGATCGACCTGAAGGCCCAGATCGTCAGCAGCGAACTGACCGAAACCCGGATGTATGTGAAGGCCATCCTGCCGACCCTCAGCAGCGAACTGCCGGAAGGGCTGAAGTGGGGCCAGGGCCACAACCTGGTCGGCGCGAACCACCAGGACGGCCGGATCGTGGCGGCCATCGTGGTCAGCAATTCGGAAATCGGGAACGGCACCCTGCGGGTCGAACCGTCGGTCTTCACCACCTGGTGCACGAACCTGGCCGTGATGGCCCAGGCGGCCATGAAGAAATACCACGTCGGCCGGGCCTTCGAAGCGGACGCGAACATGGAAGTGTTCCGGGACGAAACCAGGAAGCAGGACGACATCGCGTTCTGGATGAAGGTGGCGGACGTGACGGCGGCGGCCTTCGACCCAAAAATCTGGGAAGCGGCCGTGGCGGCGATGCGGGCGGCCGGCAACGTGCAGATCGTCAGCACCGACATCCCGAAGGTGGCGGAAGTCGCGGTGAAGCAGCTGGCCCTGCCCGAGCGGACGACCACCGGGCTGCTGACCAGCCTGGCCCGTGGCGGCGACCTGACGAAGCTGGGCCTGTCCCAGTCCCTGACCTGGCTGGCGAACACGGAAAAGGACTACGAAACGGCGACCCTGCTGGAACGGGCCGGCGGCGAAGTCCTGGCCCTGGAAGGCCGGAACTGGGACCTGATCAGCCGTGCGGGGGCGGCAGCGTAGTCGGACCTGGGGGGCCTTCGGGCCCCCGTCTTTTAGAGGCAGGTGCACGATGGAACCGATCTTCGAATACCGGAAGCGGCCCCTGGTGAAGACCGGGGAAAAGTCCATGCAGTCCCGGAAGCACGGGGCGTTCGTCATGGTCTACCTGCGGTTCATCGACGGCTACCAGCCGAGCACCGGCAAAATGACCAGGGGCGACTTCGGCCGGCTGCGGCAGATCCGTGGTGGCCAGGCCCTGGTGTGGCATCGGGTGGACCACCTGACCAGGGACGAACGGATGGAACCGAAGCGGGCCCTGGCCCAGGCGACGGCGGAATATTCGAAGGGGGTGCTGACGTGCTGAGGAATCGACGGATGGCGGAAAAGCTGGCGGCGGCCGAGTGCATCGCAGTGGAATCGATCCTGGCCCCGAACCAGAACGACCCGGACCCGATCACGGACGGGACCTACCGGCTGCGGTCGTTCACCGAAGACGTGGACTACTGTGTCCGGGCCACCGAAGCCTGGATCTGGTCCATCGGCAAGCGGCTGTCCGACGGCGCGATTTTCGCGGCGACCGACGGCCGGTTCTATCAGCTGCCCGGCTGGGATTGTCTCTGGCTGCGGTAGGGGACGGGCGGCCGGGCCACCGTGCGGGGTGACCCGGCCTGATGCGAAGCGACGAATGAGGCATCAGGATGCCATGCCGGCGACCTGGATGCAAGGGGGAATCTGATGCGGACGTGGCGATGGACCCACGTGGCGGTCCTGGTAGTCGGCGGCCTGGCCCTGGGGATGGCGATCACGGTGGACGATGCGGTCCGTAGCCTGCTGATCGTGCTGGCCCTGGTGGCGTTCCTGGCCATGACGAACGAACGGCGGTTCCGATGAAGCTGCCACCCATGTGTCGGGGCTGCGGCTGCCGGGTCGGGCCGTTCGTGGTCGGCAAGGTGGTGAAGGTGATCCGGGTGGCCGGCGGTCTGCGGCCGGTGGCCTGGGTGCGGTGCCGGCGGAAGATCATGCCGGCGACGGGCGGCGGCTGGATCTGCGGCTGGTCCTGGTGGTCCCTGCACCCTGACATGGTGGCCCGAGCGAAGCAGCAGAAGGGGTTCAGGCTGGTCCGTGCCAGGAAGGCCAGGGCGGTGGCCAGGCAGGACCGGAAGGGGAAGCGGCCTTATGTCCGGTGAGCAGCAGCCAGCAGCCGTATCTACGGCCAGCGACGGGCAGCCTGACGACGTGTTCAGGAACTGCCGGCACTGCGGGGTCCCGGTCCTGCAGCCGAAGCGGCGGGGCCAGGTGAAGGACTTCTGCAGCGACCGGCACCGGGCGGCCTTCCGGGACGCCCAGGTCCAGGCCGGCATCCGGGAAGCCCAGGCGGCCATCCAGGAAACCCGTGACGAAATCGCGGCCACCAGGGACAACCTGGAACGGCTGGACGCCAGGATGCTGGCAGCCACCCAGCTGCTGGAACGTGGTCTGCGACACGGCACCCGTAAGCCGAAGGCCAGCCAACAGTTACCGGCCGACGAAAAAAAGTAAAAAAAGTCCTTGCGTTCGTCCGCCCAATACGTATACTAGGAACATGACGAACGGGACGCGGGCGGCACGAATCGAAGCGGCGGCGGACGACTGCCGGGACAATGCGGTGGCCACCGTGATCGAACGCATGGGCCAGGCGACGGTGCAGGCCCTGTCGTTCAACGACTACCTGGACGTGACGGATCGGGAAAAGCTGGCCCAGGCGGCCTACTTCGCGGACCAGCACCAGGTGACCACCCAGGAAGTCCTGGTGGCCCTGAACCTTCGGTAACCTTCGGAAACCCCCGGCCACCGGCCGGCACGAAAGGCGGACGACATGAACGCGAACCAAGCAGCCAGGCAGCAGTCGGAAGCGGAACTGGGCATCGGGATCCTGGTGCGGGCCCTGGACCCGAACCAGACCCCGAACGACCTGGTGGCCCGGATGGCCGACATGGCCGTGGTTCACCTGGTGGCGGCGGCGCGGATCGCGGCGGGGCACCAGTTGTGCCCCGGCTGCAGCGGCCTGGGGCTGCTGTCGGACGACCCCGACGTGCTGCGGTGCCAGGGCTGCGGCGGGGTCTACACCACCGACCCGATCACCCCCGAGCAGGCGATCAAGTTCGTGGCGATCCACCTGCCGATGGTCAGCGGCGCGGAACCCAGGTTCGGCGTGATCGAAACCTTCTACTTCGATCTGGAACTGAGCGATGGCCGGCTGGCCGGTCGGCGGATCCACGGCTGGGCGGACAAGCGTTCGAAGCGGGTGACCCAATGGGGATAGCAGATCGGGACGCGGTGCCGGGCCTACTGGTCCGGCACCAGTCCGGCTGGACGGGCCGGCTGGAACGGCTGGGGATGCCAGGGATCGCGGAAGTGACCCCCGACGGTGGCAGCGGGCCCCGGTGGTTCCACCTGGCGGACTTCGAACCGGCGGACTGGGACGGCGGGCAGCTGCCGGTCCGGCTGCCGATGCCTTACGGGCTGGCAGCCATCGACCAGGCGGCCGGCTGGCAGGACGTGGCGGTGCCACGGGCGACGACCCTGGAACGGCGGTATTTGACCGACCCAGGGTTCCATGCCCTGGTCACCTACCTGGGGCAGCTGCTGCAGGACGCCAGCTATGCGGACCTGCAGGACGCGGCGGTCCTTGCAATACGAATCGACGGCGACAGGAAGCGGGCAGCGGGCGACGACGTGCGGGAAAGGAAACAGACCGATGCCCAGGAAGGACGCGGGAACGACGGGCCAGCCGAGCAGGAACCCTGCCGGCCGGGGTCCGGGGCGGTATCCCGGTAACAAGGCCCAGACGGCCTACTACATGACCACGGACGCCAGGGACACGGCGAAGACCCTGGCAGCCTTCGCGGGGGTGCCACTGGGGGAATTCGTGGAAACCTTGATCCGACGGTTCGGGCCGACGTGCGCGGCCGACCTGAAGGGGGAACAGGATGCTACGGGCGGCGATGCGGTGGCTGATCGAACTGTGGATCCAGAAGCTGTGCCTGCTGACTGACCACCAGGGGGTCCGGGAACGCGGGGATGGGGAAGTCTTCGAACGGTGCACCCGATGCCGGCGGCGGTCCCCTGGCTGGCAGGAACGGACCGACACCAGGCCGGTCCTGAAGTTCGAAGGCGACCCAGACCGGCATGTCCTGGACCCGAGCGTGGAAACCGTCTTCGGGATCCCGAGCGGTGACCCGTCCCCGTTCTTCGAAGATGCGGGGTTCGAACCGGTGCCGATGAACGGCCGGCGGCCGTTCCTGTTCGTGGCCAGGGAAACAGACTTCGGGACCACCCCTGATCAGACGGAACGGCTGCGGCTGATGCGGACGAAGGGCGTGCACTGACCCACTTGCAAAGTAACACCATTTCTAGTAAAACGTCACACTTCACGACGGCAGGACAGGAAGGGGAAAACCCGATGGCGACGACGACCGAACAGCCGGCTGCTGCGGCAGCTACGACCGAACACGAACCCACCGACCAGGCCCTGGTGCCGGCGCGGCCCAGCCCGGCCGGCGCGAACCTGATGCAGCGGGCCGGCACGATGTCGATGGCCTTCGCGGGCCTGGTGCCCACCAGCATCGGGGAAGCCGTGATCCTGGCCCAACACCTGACGAAATCCACGGCGGTGCCGTCGTCCCTGCGGAACAATCCGGACACGATGCTGACCGTGATCCTGGCCGGGATCGAACTGGGCCTGAGCCCGATCCGGGCGGTCCAGTCGATCACGAACATCAGCGGCACCCTGTGCATGAAGGCGGACCTGCAGCTGGCCCTGGTGAAGGGGCGGCCGGGGGTGCTGGCCTTCTACGATGAAGGGTTCGAACGCTACGAAAAGACGGACACGAACCTGGAACGGCGGATCGACCTGTCCCTGGGGAAGTTCCTACGGGCGAAGCTGTCCACCCTGGGCATGACCCAGGCGGCGGTGGCCGACAACGTGAAGGACGACGTGACCCTGGTGATCGAAAAGATCGCGGCGGCGACGGCCGACGGAATGAAGGCCGGCGACCCTTACGGCTGGGCGGTCGGCATCCGGCAGGGGGATCCCGTGGTGCACGTGCGGACGTTCACCTATGCGGACGCGGTGAAAGCGATCATCTACGAAAAGGACGAAGCGAACCCAGGGGCCCCGAAGGAACGGAAGCCCCTGGCCGAGAAGTTCAATTACAAGTCGTTCCCTGGGGATATGTATCCGAAGCGGGCGCGGACCCGGCTGCTGCAGGTTCTGGCGTCCGACGTGACGAACGGGCTGCCGGCGGCGGAAGCCGTGGAAGGCGGCCAGGTGATCGATGCCGAATTCACGGTGGACGTGTCGGCCCCTGGCGACGACGTGGACACCCTGCTGGCGGCGATCCGGGATCAGGACAGCGACCTGGCGACGACCGTGGAAAACGGGTTCAAGCAGCTGCAGCTGGGGAAGGCCGGCCAGCTGCAGAAGCTGACCCAGTTCAAGGGGAAGCCGAAGGACCTGGTGGACTGGCTGAAGACCGAATGGGCGAACCGGAAGGGGAAGGACCGGCAGCGGCCCGACGTGCTGGGCGACCAGCCGGGACCGAACGCGGCCGGCGGATCGGCCGGGGCCCAGCAGCCGGCGGCGAAGACCGACCCGGCGAAGCCGGCGGCCCCGTCCTTGTCGGACCTGGCGGCCCAGGCCCAGACGACCAGCCAGCCAGGTCCCCAGGTGGCCCAGCCTGGCGAAGTGATCGACGCGGAAATCACCGACGAAGAACTGGAAGCCAGCCCTGGCGTGCAGGCGGCCCTGGCCGACATCGAACGGGCGGCGGCCGAGCGGCGGGCGGCGGACGCGGCGGCGGCCAAACCCATGACCCCGGCGAAGGACCTGGCGGCCAGGTTCCGGGCGGGGAAGCTGAAGACGTTCTGATGCGCGGCGCGGGGCCCAGGGCCATCGGGGTGTCGTTCCCGGAACCGATGGTCCTGACCGTGACGTGCACCGACCCGGCGCGGGGGTCGTTCTTCGACGTGCAGCGACCAGGCCAGGACGCTAGACGGCAGGGACTGGAACCTGGGGAAAAATTTTCCTGTAGATTACTGGCCGGCCCTGCGGATATAACCTTCGGCTACGCCACGGAATTCGTCTTCGAAGTGGAAGGTGCAGCATGAACTGGCTGCGGTGCACGGAGTGCCGGCACGAATTCAGTCCGGAAGACCAGCGGCAGGAAGATCCCCACACCTGGGGCCACCCCTGTCACCAGACCAGCGGCCGGCCGATGGCCTGCGAATCATTCCGGGAACCGTTCGTGCCGGTGGACGAACTGCTGGCGACCGACGACGGGATGCCTGAGCCGGACGACCGGCAGCTGGATCTGCTATGACGACGGCCTGGTGCCAGACCTGTCGGGCCCTGATGCTGGACGGGAAGACGTGCCCCGAGTGCCGGCGGCGGCGGGCCTGGGGCGTGATCAACGATGCGATCCACGAACTGCTGCCCCAGCGGCCCAGCGGGGTCTTCGAAGAACTGGAAGCCGTGGCCCTGCTGATGCAGGAACGGCAGGCCCTTATTCACCAGCACCGTCGGGATATGCGCGACGAAGCACGGGCGGCCCAGCGGGACAGCCGGGACAGCTACATCCAGGGGCACGATGAAGGCCGGCGCGAAGGGCGGGGGGACTGGTGAGCAGCATCACGGACGGGGATCTGCGGCGGTCGGCGGTCGAAGCGTTCGGCTGTCCCTACCGTTACGAGCAGATCCACCTGAAGAACGTGGACGACACCGGGGACGAAGCCCTGCGGGGTCGGGCGTTCCATTCGGCGGCCTGGATCTACATTCTGCGGCTGGCGGCCAAGCAGGTGCCGGCGGACCACGATGAAGCGATGTTTGCCCTGCGGAACGGGTTCAAGATCACGGGCTGCCCGGACCACCTGGTGGCCCACGTCGAAGCCCTGTTCAACCGGTTCGCGGCCCGGTTCGAACTGGACCTGGATGCGTTCTTCGCGGCCGAGCAGATCGAAAAGCGGGGCCGGCGGACCTTCCGGCCGGACCTGGTATACATCCGGCCGGGCGAAGTCGAAATCAAGGACTTCAAGACCTACTACAAGGGGCTGACCGAACAGCAGGCCCGGCAGGAACTACAGCTGCGGTGGTATCTGGTCGAAGCCCTACATGCCTGGCCGGGGTTCCAGCGGTATCGGTTCACGTTCGTCTTCGTCCGTCTGGGCTACGAAGTCAGCCTGGTGTTCACCCCGGAAGAAATCGAAGCGATGGAACCAGGGGTCCAGGGGGCCATCGACGCGGTGGTAGAAGCGGAAGCCACCGGCCAGTTCCCGGCCCTGCCTGGCAGCCACTGCAGCCTGTGCCGAATCAGCTGCCCAGTGGTCGATGCCCCCGAGCGGACACCGATCCGGATCACCAGCGAAGCCCAGGCCCTGGACCTGTTCGGCCAGCTGCTGGCCCTGGACCAGCGACGGAAGACGATCCGGAAGACCCTGGCGGACTTCGTAAAGGTGCACGGCCCGGTGGCCCTGCGGGGGCAGATCGCCCAGCATGTCCCGATGGACAGCCAGCGGTTCCCCCTGGACGCGGTGGTCGAACACGTGCCAGACACGATGCGGCAGAACCTGATCACGGTCAGCGCGGACGCCCTGAAGCCGATCTGGCGGAAGGTGAAGCTGATGCCGGGCACCCTGCTGGACAAGGTGATCACCAGGCGCGGCTGGCGGTTCAAGCACGGGAAGGCCGGCGAAGTGGTCCCGGACGGACTGGTGGACGTGCTGGCGAATGAAGGGGGCGATGATGACGACAACGGGGATTGACTGGGGATCCGGTGAGTCGAAGGCGGCCTGGCAGGTGCGGTGCCAGTGCGGCGCGACGGTGGCGGCCGGCGAAGGCCCGGCCCCCAGCCAGACGGAAGTGGAACAGATGGTCCAGGGCCACCAGCACCTGGCGGAAGCCACCAGCGGGGTGCACCGGCTGCAGGTGGTGACACGGGGCCGGATCACCGAATAGGTGTAGACGCTACCACCCAAATGAAGTAAAGTTTTTCCTGCCGGACGTGCGGGGCCGGCGGAAGGGGAACGCTATGCGATTGCGACGGCTGGAACTGCAGAATTTTCGGAACTACGGACACCTTACCCTGGACTTCGACCAGCCCAGGACCCTACTGCTGGGGGAGAACGGGACCGGGAAGTCCACGATCTTCGACGCGATCCAGTGGCTGCTGACCGGGCAGTGCCGGGGGGTGGACGGCAAGGGGGCCGGCCAGAAGGACCTAATCAAGCTGGGCCAGGACGCCATGACGGTCACGGGGGTGTTCGACACCCTGGGCCCGGTCAGCCGGTCCATTGCGCGGAACGGATCGGCCACGTCGTCCCTGCCAGTCGATGCCATCCTGGGGAAGCTGGGGGTGTCGGCCGGGATGCTGGCCACGGTCCTGGCCGGGCGGGCGTTTTTCACGATGCACCATGCGGACGCGAAGGCCCTGCTGATGCAGCTGCTGAACGTGCGGATCCCGAAGGACAAGCTGCCGGGCGTGGACCTGCCGGACAGCGTGGCGGACGTGGACCTGGGCTACCTGGAACAGCTGTATGACAAGGCATTCCAGGACCGTAAAACACTGAAGGCGACCCTGGCTGGCATCCACGTGCCCGACCCGCCGAAGGTGGTGCAGATCGACCTGGGCGGGAAGACCCTGGCCGACGTGCAGAAGCAGCTGGCGGCCGATAACCAGGGCATCCTGAACGCGGTCCGGGACCAGACCCGAGCCGAACACGACCTGCAGCAGAACCGGAACCGGCTGGCCACGGCGAAGACCCAGGCGGCGACGGTCGAACAGCTGCGGGGGACCAGGACGGCCCACCAGGACATGCTGACCCAGCACCAGGCCCAGCTGCGGGACGCGGAAGCGGCCGTGGCGGCGGCGGAAGCCGAGCAGGCCGAACCGACCGGAGCCCTGGAAGTGCAGCTGCGGGAAGCGGCCAGCCTGATCGACAAGATCGAACGCCACACCCAGGCGACGACAGCCCAGCCGGCGGCCACCGGCAAGGGGAAGAAAAAGACGATCCCGGTGGCGACGGAAGGCCATGCCTGTGTCCTGTCGGCGGCGATCCCGTGCCTGACGGCGATCAGCGAATTCCAGGGGCAGGTGGCCCTGCTGCAGTCCCAGCAGAAGAACCTGGAAGCCCGGATCCGGGCCGGCAGCGAACGGACCCGGAAGATCGCCCAGGCCCAGCAGGCCGTGAAGGAATCCGAACGACACGTGACCTACCACCAGGCCCAGGTGAAGGACGCGGATCAAAAGATCGCGGCGGCCGAAGCGGCGGCGGCGACCATCCCAGACCTGCAGGCCCTGATCGACCAGCAGGACGCGGCGGTGGCGGCCGGCGCGGCGGCCATCGACACCCGGCGGGCGGGGGTGGCCACCCTGAACCAGCAGGTGGCGGCCCTGGCGACCTACGAACAGGCCCAGCGGGACCATGCAGCGGCGAAGCAGCGGAAGGACGACGCGGACGCGAAGGTCACGAAGGCCGAAGACCTGGTGACCCTGCTGGGCCCGAAGGGGCTACGGCTGCAGTATCTGGACGCGGCCCTGACGGACTTCCTGATGGCGATCAACGCGGCCCTGGAACCGTTCGGGTTCGCGGTGGCGATCAACGTGGACCCGTGGCGGGTCGAAGTGCAGCGTGGTCCTGGGGCCGGCTGGGTGCGGTTCGAACTACTCAGCACCGGCCAGCAGCTGTGGACGGCCCTGGCGTTCCAGCTGACCCTGGCGGCCATGAGCGGCCTGGAATTCGCGGTCCTGGACGATGCCCAGAACGTGGTCGGGATCAATCGGGCGGTGCTGACCGAACTGATCCTGAACGCCCCGGTGGACCAGGTGCTGGTGGCCATGTCGAAGGCCGACGACGAAGTGGCCCCCGACATCGACGGGCTGCAGGTGGTTCGGGTCGGAGCCGGCGACACCGAACGCGAACACCAGGCGGTGGCGGCGATGAACGCCCCTATGTGACCGGTCGGAACGGTTTTCCACAACGTCAACAGGTTTTCAACAACCCCATAAGGTAGACATGACCGACGAAACCACTACAAAAAGGGACTTGCCCGGAACGGATGGGCCGGCCACAATGTCCGACACCGACGGACAAGCCCCGAAGGAATCCCTGGCGAAGCGGCTGAACGCGGACCGGCTGAAGCGACGAATGACCTGGCCGGCCTACGCTCAGTTCCTGGGCGTGAAACTGTCCACGGTCTACAAGATCGCCACGGAAAAGACGACGAAGCCCCACGAACTGACCGTGGCCCAGATCGAAGAACGGATCCAGCTGCCGGTGAGCCCGGCAGCCACTACTGCGGAAGGTGCGGCCGATGCGGTGGTATCAAGTGGACAGCGACACCCCGAACGATCCGAAGATTAGGCGACTGCTGGACGAAGCGATCCGGCTGTCGGCGGTGGCAGGCCGGGACGGCCGGCTGGACGCGGCGGCGGCGATGGGGCACCTGTTCCTGATCTGGTGTTTCGTGGCGAACCACGGGGCCCAGCCAGGCTACGGGGTGAAGGCCGACGGCCGACCCCTGGACCTGTCGGACCTGACCTACGCGGCCCTGTTCGACACGGGGGACGATCTGCGGGCCTTCCTGGACGACCTGGCCGAACGCGGCCTGATCGGGAAGGACGAATGGGCCCAGGGGATCGTCTTCCTGCCGGCGATGAAGGCGCGGGCGGATGCCTATGCGAAGTCGAAGGGTCGGGGCCCTGGCGGGGAACCCGAGCCCGGACGGGGAAAGGCGGGCCGGTCCGGGGGATCGCGGGCCCCGGCGGGCCCTACGGGCCCAATACATAACACTACAAGACAGGACACTACCCCAGAAGATCCTGATCCTTCGGCACCTGCGGTGCCGGACCTACTGGCCGACGGCGGGGAAGACAACGTGGACGCCCTGGTCCGGATCTGGAATGCCGGGCGGGTGCCTGGGCCCCACGTGCGGGACATCACCCCCCAGCGGCGGGCGGCCTACGGCCGAGCCCTGAAGGCGAAGCCGGACCTGAACCACTGGCGGATCGTGATCCAGTGGCTGAACCGGCAGAAGTGGTGTAATGCCGGCGGCGGGGAGAACCACCCGACCTGGCGGGCGGATCTGGACTGGCTGGCGAAGCCGGGCCAGCTGGCGAAGTATCTGGACAAGGCCCTGATGGAACGGCCGGCGCGGGCCGACGGGACCACGGGCCGGGACGCGGCGCGGGGCCGGACCGGATCGAAGCGTGGGGAATTCGCGGCAGCCCTGGAAGGGGGCGACGACGATGGCGGGAAGGTTCACTGATCCGACGTGCGACACCTGCCAGGATCTGGGCTGGGAACCGGTGGTCGATGAAGCCGGCACCCGACGGACCCGACACTGCACGAAGTGTGACTACTGGGAACGGAAACGCGGCTACGCCCCAGGGGTCCCGGATGAAGCCAGGGAAGTCCGGCTGGCCAGCTACGGCGACACCCTGGCGAAGACGGACCAGAACGACGACGCGATCAGGCAGGCCGACTACTTCGTGAAGGACGTGCACCCCGGCCTGTATATCCACGGGGATGTCGGCAGCGGGAAGACCCTGCTGGCCTGTGCCATCCTGAACGACCTACACCGGGCCCAGCGGCGGGTCCGGTTCATTCGGTGCCAGGAACTGCTGAACAAGCTGATGCCGGGGTCGGACCAGGTGGACGTGCTGTTCGACCAGGTGGTGGCGGTCCCGGTCCTGGTGCTGGACGACGTGGGGGCCAGCCAGGGCACGGACTTCGCCCGGCGGATGCTGCTGTCGATCTACGAAGGCCGGCAGGATCGGAGCCACCGAACGGTCTGGACTTCGAACCTGGACCTGGACGAACTGACCGAATTCCTGGGCGACGACAAGCGGCTGCCATCCCGGATCGCGGGGACGGCCAAGATCGTCCGGCTGGACGGGCCGGACTACCGGCTGAAGGCGGCGCGAAAGCGGGCAACGAAAGCGGCGGCCGTGTCGTAGGATGGCCATCGACTACAGCCAGAAGGGCTGGGGGTTCCCGAAGACGGGGCAGACCCCGAAGACAAGGAAGGACAAGCGGAACCGGGACGCCAGATCCGTGGCGGCTGACGACCGTGGTAAGGTCTACGACCGACAGCGGTATCAGTGCTTCGCCTGGGGGGTCAGCCCGGTCTGCACGGGCCGGTGCCACCACCCCCACGAACTGGTGCCGGTATCGCGGGGCGGCAGGCGGGAATCCTGGAACCGGGTGGGGCTGTGCAGCAGCTGCCATGCAGCCACGGACGCGACCCTGGGCGGCCGGCGGCTACACTTCGACTGGCCAGGGAAGGCGGAAGGCAAGCCCCCGAACGCGGACAAGCAGGGGCACGTAACCTGCCGATGGCAGGAAAGGGGAACGCGGCATGGACGGGCGGATCGAACGGGTGATCGAAGACAAAGGGTTCGGGTTCCTGAAGGACAGCCTGGGCACGGAACGGTTCTTCCACGCCAGCCAGGTCCAGAACCTGCCGGGCAAGTTCACGAAGGCGGCCCTGGTGAACCGGGCGGTGACCTTCGACCCCGACAAGGGACCGAAGGGGGACCGGGCGGTGAACGTGCGGCTGACGGACTGACGACTACACCGGGGACCACCGACCGGCGGGCAAGTGGAACGACGGGGCCGGGCGGCCCATAACCCAACCTGGCCAGGTGGCCCCCGGTGAAGTCGTCACGAAAGGGGAAAACCCGATGAAGTGTTTCAGCTACATGCAGCCCTGGGCATCCCTGGTGATCCTACGGGAAAAGCGGAACGAAACCCGAAGCCGGAACTACACCGTGCTGGCCGGGCGGTGGCATGCCGTGCACGCCAGCAGCACCTGGACGCCAGGCCAGCGGGCCCTACTGCACCAGGAACCCTTCCGGGATCGGCTGGCGGCCCACGGCATCACGGCCGGCAACGCGGTCCACGAAATCTTCCCCAGGGGAGCGATCATCGGGGTGGCCTTCGTCGGCTGGCTGGCCCCGAGTGATTCAGCGACCAGCCCGATCACCCTAACCGACCAGGAACGGGCCTTCGGGAACTACGGCCCAGGGCGGTGGATCTACGGCATCACCCAGGTGTTCAAGCTGGTCCGGCCGATCCTGTTCACGGCCAGGCTGGGAGTATTCGACCTGCCCGAACCGGTGGCCCACCAGGTCCTGGTCGGCCTGCAGTGGCAGCGGGACCTGCCGGCGGAACTGACCAGCGCGGACCTGCTGCAGGAAGCCATCGACCAGGAAGTGGCGCGGCAGGCCCTGCGGCAGGAAGTGGACCAGGCCCTGGACACCCTGCGGGGACGCCAGCGCGACACCCGAACCCCCATCGAACGGATGATCGACAAGGCGGTGGGCCGTGGCTGACCAGCGCGGCGGCGGCATCACCTGGACGGAAAAGACCTGGAACCCGATCCGGGGCTGCCGGCGGATCAGCGACGAGTGCACCCGGTGCTATGCCGAAATCACGGCCGGCCGGTTTTGCGGGGAAGGCCAGCCCTACCACGGCCTGGCGACCCTGACCCCGAGCGGGCCCCGGTGGACCGGGGTGATCCGGATGGTCGAAGACCACCTGGAAGATCCCCTGCGGTGGACGCGGCCCCAGCTGGTGTTCGTGAACAGCATGTCGGACCTGTTCTACGACGACCTGCCCGTGGCCGACATCGACCGGATCGTCCTGGTGATGGCCCTGGCCGGTCGGCACACCTTCCAGGTGCTGACGAAACGCTACAAGCGGATGGCCAGCTACCTGGCCGATCCGGATACGCCCTGGCGGCTGGGGCAGCTGTTCAGCAGCGGGTTCCCCGGCGGGCCGTTCACGAAGCGGCGGGCCGAATGGTTCACGACGGTGATGCAGCGGCCGGCCCCGAAGGCCCAGAACGTGGCGGTGACCTGGCCCCTGCCGAACGTCTGGTGGGGGTTCAGCGCGGGCCGGCAGGACACGTTCGACCAGGCGATGGCCCACCTGGCCACCCCGAAGGTCCGGGCCGGCGCGGCTGTGATCTGGTGGTCGGCAGAACCCCTGCTGGAAGCCATCGAACCTGGGATGCACCTGTCGGCCCTGGACTGGGCGGTGGCTGGCGGGGAGTCACAGGACGGCTGCCGGCCCATGAACGACGCCTGGGCCCGGACGATCTGGACCCGGTGCGCGGACCTGGGCGTGGCCTTCCACATGAAGCAGCTGGGCGGCCACCCGAACCCCCGGAAGAAACTGCACGAATTGCCCCCGGATCTTCAGATCCGGGACTATCCACGAACGGCGAAGCGATGAAAGGCGGCAGCAGGATGTTCGGCAAACCGAATCAATACGGCACGGTGTCCGGGTTCAACGTCAGGGTGAAGGACGAACGGGAAAAGGACCGGAACCACCTGGTGGAAGTCACGTTCGAACTGCCCCTGACGTTCGACCTGGCGGACGAAATCAGCCCGGCCATCGCCAGGGACCTGTTCAACGACGTGAAGGGGGACTGGACCCCGAAGCCGGAAATCAGCAACCTGGGCATGAATATCGCCCCGGAAACCCAGCTGATGACGGTCCGGACCCACCCGGACCTGGACCCGGAAGTCCGGGTGGCTGGTGTCGGGCTGCGGAAGATCACGGCGAAAAAGGCGGAAGCCGGCAGCTGGATCCTGGCCTTCACGGCGACCTGGACCCTGGGCGACCCGAAGGAAGTGGTGGCGATGATCCACCGGCTGAAGCTGGGCGTTTACCTGACGTTCGAAGTGCAGGAACCCCAGCTGGATCTGACCGGGAACCAGCACGACATCGTGGACGGCGAAGTCGTCAACAGTGCGAAGGTGGACAAAGGCGGGAACGTCACGTCCATCACGTCGAAGCCGAAGCGGAAGCGGAAGAAATCACCCGAGCAGGAAGCGAAGGACCAGGAAGACCAGGCCAGGAAGGCCCTGCCCCCTGGCGACGACCCGAACGGCGGCGACGACCAGCCCCCGGCGGACGAACCTGCCGGCGACCAGCCGGCCGGCGAGTAACCCAGCGGACACGGAAAGGGACAGGACGATGAAACGGACGACGATGCTGCTGCTGGCCGTGGTGGCCCTGGTGCTGGTGGCAGCCAGGGGCCAGACCCAGACGAATATCCGGAACCCGACCGGCTACGAATTCACGGCCAGCACCGATCACACCCTGATCGACCGTTACGACCTGGATATCCTGAACGCGGCCGGCACGGTGATCCAAACCCTGAACATTGGGAAGCCGACCCCGAACGGGACCGGCCTGATCACCGGGGCCCTGAACGTCCAGCCGATCACGTTCGGAGCCGGCTACAGCATCCAGGTCCGGGCGATTGTCGGGACGGTGGCATCGGACAATGCCGTGTCCAGTAACAAGTTCGACCGGGTGCCGGGTAAGCCTGGCCTGCCCCTGCTGAAGTAGGTGGGCTGGCGGCGGCGCGGCGGGCACCCGGACGCGAACCAGGGCGACGTGCTGAAGTTCGCCCGGAAGCGGCTGGGCCTGCGGAAGGACAACGCGGTGGTGACCACCGGGATCGGCTACGGGTTCCCGGACAACGTGTTCGGGTTCCACGGTCTGACGATCCTGGTGGAAGTAAAGGGGCCGGACGGCAAGCTGCGGCAGTCTCAGCTGGACTTCATGGCCACCTGGGACGGCGGGCCGATCCTGGTGGTCGATGGGCCGGAAGACCTGTTCCAGCAGCTGATCGACCTGGACAAGCGGACGCCCCCGGTGCGGGCCCTGCCGGCGGACTTCGGCGCGGCAGTGCTGGCGGCCCTGGCGGCGAGTGCAGAAGGCGAATCTACGGCTGGGGGACGCGGTGCTGTATGACGTTCACTACTGGGATCCCCCGTGGGAATTCCAGAACGAAAAGACGGGCGGTTCCTTCCGGTCGGGAGCCAGCCAGAAGTATCCGGTGATGGCCCTGGCGGCCATCCAGCAGCTGCCGGTGGCAGCGGCGGCGACCCCGAACGCGGCCCTGTTCCTGTGGGTCCCGACCCGGCTGAAGTTCAGCCACGGCCTGACGACGGCCCTGGCCTGGGGGTTCCCCCACTACCAGACGACCGTTTACTGGCAGAAGACCCGGCTGGGGATGGGCTACTGGTTCCGGAACGTGGTGGAAGAACTGCTGGTGTTCACGAAGGGCGACGTGGCCCCGTTCAAGTGCCAGCTGCCCAACTTCCTGAGCCTGCCGGCGGGTGAGCATTCCGCGAAGCCGGACGAATTCCGGAAGCTGATCGAAACAGCGACGGGCCAGATCAGCCGGCGGCATTGCCTGGAAGGGTTCGCCCGGAAGCCGGTGCCGGGCTGGACTGGGATCGGGAACCAGGTGACCGGCAACCCGATCACCGTGGACCTGCGAAGCCTGGCCCTGGAACAGGCGGTCTACGGTCGATGATCCACGTGGCCGGCATCCTATTCGCGGGCATGCAGTTTCTGCACCAGGTGCGGCGACGTGCTGACCGACTACCGTGGGGCGATGGTCCCGGAAGGCCAGGGCAGCCTGGCCGGCTGGCAGGCGGGGGCCTTTGTGGAGTCGGGTGGAGTGAACCCGACCTGGCAGGCCCTGACCAGCGACCCACCGAACTGCCCGGTGATCGGCGCGGACGCGATGGCCGTCAAGCTGCTGGCGGCCCGGAACGAATGGCGGACAATCTGAAAGGGGGACGGTGATGATCTGGACGATCCTGCTGGTGGTGGCCCTGGTGCTGGTGATCATGGACCTGGTGCGAAGCCAGGGGAAGAACCTGACGGCCTGGGCGGTGCTGATCCTGATCCTGCAGATCCTGCTGCCGGCGATCCGGTGAAGGACCGGATCTGCAGCCAGCCAGTCGGCCGTGGCACGGTCGGGGAGAACCGGCGATGCGGAGCCCTGGCCCTGCCGGACTGGACGATATGCGCGGCCCACCTGGCGGCGGCGCGGGCGCGGAAGCAATGGACCGAAGACGAAATCACCCGGCGGTTCCGGTATCGGTTCGAAGGGGGCGACAGTGGGCACGTTCACCAGTAGCGGCAAGGAATACCACCAGCCGGCGGTGCCGGCGGACTACGACGGGAAGCCTGGCCTGGCGAAAGCCTGGAAGGTCGGGTGGAACCGGGGGATCTATTCTGACTTCGCGGTCTTCAAGACCTACCGGCGCGGGGCCTACCAGGCGGCCCACGATGCCGGTCTAAAGGCGGCGCGGGACCAGCGGCGGGCGGCCGGCGAACAGGTGCGCGACTGATGGCGGCCGACCTGCCGGCCCCGGTGCACCGGCCACCCTGCACCTGCATTGCGACGGACCAGACCGTAGACCTGGCCTGTGTCTGCGGCGACGTGGAACGGTGCCTGCGGGGCTGGGTGGCGAAGTATCCCATGCCGGCCATGACGGCCGAACAGCGGGCCTGGTGTGCCGATGAAGTCGAACGCCAGGGCGACAGCACCGACCAGCCTGGCCGGCTGGAACTGCTGCAGATGGGGGACGCCAGCCTGGCGGACGCGGTGCTGCGGGGCTGGCAGGACTACGCCAGGGACAAGGGGATGATCCCGTGATCGTGCACCTGACGGACGGCGAACTGCGGGCGGCGGCCTTCCTGGGCGGCCGGCGCGACGAAGCCAGCCGGGCGCGTGGCCTGAAGGCGGGGCACGGGTTCGGGGCCGAGTCGAACACGGACGCGGCGGCGGCCATCGACATCCTGGGCGCGGAAGGGGAATACGCGGTGGCGAAGGCCCTGGGGCTGCCGATGCCGGACACCGTGAACACGTTCAAGCTGCCCGACCTGCCGGGCCGGCTGCAGGTCCGGGCATCGAACCACCCGAAGTGCCACCTGCTGGTCCGACCGAAGGACGCGGACGGGGACAACTTCATCCTGGTCCAGGCCCTGGGCGGCGGACGCTACGACGTGCTGGGGTGGCTGCCAGGCCGAGCGGCGAAGCGGCGGGAATTCGAATACGCGAAGAACGGCCGGCCCCCGGTCTACCTGGTGCCCAGGGGGAAGCTGCGGGCGGTGGACGATCTGCGGCCGAAGCAGCAGCGGCAGGTGCCGGCGGCGGCCGGGCGCGTGGCCAGGGACTTGTCGGCGGATGAAATCTCATGGTGATGAAGCGAACGATCACCCTGGGCGCGTGGCAGCTGAAGCTGGGGATCCGGCTGGACGGCTGGCACTGGGCGTTCGGGTTCGGGGCCGACATGCACAGCTGGCGGACCCTCTACCCCTGGCTGCACGGCGGGCTGTTCGTCGGCCCCCTGGCCATCGACCTGGACGTGACCAGGCCCCTGCCCGAGCAGCCGGCGGCGGCCCACGACTACACCCGGCATCGCTACTGGCGGGAATTCGAACGCGGGTTCAGCACGAACGGCGCGGGCTGCCGAACCACCTGTATCTGCGGGCGGGTCTTCTACAACCCGAACGGCGGCTGGGACTGGGAAGACGGCGAACTGGACGCCCTGGCGGCGGACCCGAACGCCACCCCGGTGGACTGGTCCTGCGGGGAAATCATCATCGACGGGCGGGCGTTCGCCCTGGACTGCAGCTGCTGGCACGAACGCGGCCGGCGGATCCTGGAATGGTGCCTGGGCCATGACGATGAAATCGCGGAATTCCTGAAGGAAGTGAAGACGGCGAAGGAACTGGCGGCGCGTGTAGCCCCCACGGTGACCTGATGCGCTACAAGCCCGACAACGTGCGATATCGGCGGGACACCCCCTACGGGCCGGGCTACGTGGTCCGGATGCCGGACGGGTCCGACGAATGGTTCCGGTATGCCTGGCAGGCGACGGCACGGGCGAACGGGTGGACGCCACCGAAGCCGGCCCCGAAGGTGCCCGAGCAGTGAAAGACCTGTCCCACCTGTCCCGGCACGGGCGGCTGCTGCGGCTGCAAGCGTTCGGGCTGCACGTCCTGGGCGGCCTGACCTACTACCAGATCGCGGTGAAGATCGGGATCGCGGATGCGAACCCATCGACGGCGGCGGGCCGAGCCAGGACCAGGGTGCAGCAGGGCTGGAACATCGTCCGGCAGCACCCGGTGACCCGGTGGGATCGCTACTACACCGGGACGAAGTATCCCTGGAACGGCTGGGAATCGGTGCGCGGGGCCCGGCTGTGGACCCACCCCAGGGCGGACGCGGAACCCCCGAAGCTGGAACCTACCCCGTTCGAACTACTGCAGGCGCGTATCGCGGACCTGGAAGCGGACGCCAGGGGCCAGGTCGGACGACCGATGCCGGACGGTCGGCTGTTCCAGCAGGCGGCGGACGCCCTGCGGAACCTGGGCGCGGCCCTGCGTTACAACCATCGGGAAATGACGGCGGACCCGAAGACAGGAACCAAATGAACCAGGAACAGACCGAAGCCCCCAGCTGCCGGCGACTGGCCGACAAGGTGATGACGACGGAAGCCTGGCTGGCGAAGCACCGGGACCACGGCGACCTGAGCACGGAAGATGCCGGGCACCCGTCGGGGACCTGGAAGCACCTGGTGTGCCAGTGCGGCGCGAAGCACCTGACCTGCTGACATGCCTGTCGAAATCTTAACGGCCACGAAGACCGTGAACGCCCTGGACGGGATGCGGGACGGCCTGGTGGCGGAAGCCACGGCCGAATTCCCGGACGACAACCCGGTGAAGATCATGCTGTCGGCCATGTTCGGGTGGTGGGTATCGAACGCCCTGACGGTCTGGGAACCGGACTACATCATCGAACTGCTGGCCACCGTGTTTTCGGCGCGTGGCGTGAAGCTGCAGCTGAAGGGGCGGATCATCGACCAGCGGCCGGACAAGGTGGCGGCGGACACCCTGGACCTGAGCGTAGACGGGACGGTGCACTGACATGCTGACGAACGCGGACGACGTGCTGCGGCGAATCTACTGGGGCGGAACCTGGGCCCACGACACCGAACAGGAACGCGGGCTGGTGAAGGACATCGAACGGGTGGCCATCGACCTGGCCCGGACCACGGTGCTGTCGTTCGACCAGGCGGTCCGGGGCCTGTGGGTGCTGGCGGATGCGGGGATGACACCGGACGGCGCGGCCGTGGTGCTGCAGGCGGGGGTGCCGGCGGCCCTGCTGGCGGACGCCCTACGGGAACACAGCCGGCGGGTGTAAGCTCTACCCACCCCACGATGGAAGCGACCGGAAACCCTATGGACGTGGCAGACCCCCAGGCAGCACCAGGCGCGAAGCCTGGGAAGAAACGGTGCGGGGCGAAGCTGCGGAACAAGCCCGGTAAACGGTGCCGGAACGACAAGCTGATGCCGAACGGGCGGTGCCGGCTGCATGGCGGCCTGACCCCGGAAGGGATGGCCAGCCCGAACTGGAAGCACGGCCGGGACTCGAAACACCGATGGCAGGGCAGCCTGCCGGCGGACACCCTGGGCAAGCGGTTCGACGCGGCCCTGGCGGACCCGACCCTGGCCAGCCTACGGCAGGCCCTGGCCCTGAACGATGCCCTGATCACGTCGTTCACGGCGAACCTGAAGAACACCGGGCGGCCGGTGACCCCACTGCAGGAAAAGCGTATCCTGACCCTGCTGAACAGCCAGCGGATGCTGGCCGGCGACGAAGCCCGGCGGCTGCGGGACCTGGCGGTGATGATCACGGAAACCCAGTTCGCGGTGGTGATCAACACCGTGATCCAGCTGTTCAACGACTACGTGACGGATCCGAAGGCGAAGCTGGAAGTGCACCGACGACTGCAGCAGGCCCTGGTGGCCAGCCGACGGCCGGCGATAGAAGGGGGTGACGAATGAACCGGCGGACATTCATGGCGGCGATCACGGGGGCCCTGGGCGGCCTGGTCACGGCGGGGCGGTCAGCCTTCGGCGCGGCGCGGGAAGTCGAACAGAACCTGGGGGCGTTCCCGTCCTTCTGGCCCCAACTGGGGGAAACCGTGGTCATTACCCAGTGGTTCCCGACCGTCGGCGCGGTGGACTGGCGGATGCGGGTCACCGGGATCAGCTGGCAGGTGTCGAACGAACCGGACGACCTGAACGACCGGGGGACCTGGCAGCTGCTGCTGGCCGGCTACAACGTGGACCCCAGCGATATCCGGCGGACCTTCAACCTGTCGATCCGGCTGGACCAGGCGAAGTTCTACCAGCGGCGGGGGGAACCCCTGCGGATCGACTGGTGGCCGTGGGGGCGGCGGTGAAGTGCATCCAGAAGGACTGCCAGCGGCCGGCGACATCCCTGCCGGTGATGCTGCTGTATGCCCCGGCCCACCTGGACCCCCTGGGGAAACACCCGGCCCGGTCGGTCTGCGGGCTGCCGACCTGTGAAGGGTGTAAGCACCTGGTGGACCTGACCTACCTGAACGTCCAGGGGAACATCGACATGATCGGGGCCATGTTCCGGTCGGTCGGGAAGGCGGCCCCGGACCCGAAGCGGACGAAGCTGACCTGGATCGCCATCGACAGCGACGAAGCGAAGTCCTTCCTGGACCTGAAGCGAACCCGGCACCAGTGATCACGGCCTACGAACGCCAGGTGGACCGGCTGCTGTGGGGGGTCCTGCCCCCCGAGCAGCAGCCCGACGTGGACCCGGACAAAAAGCTGGATACCGACCTGCCCATCGTCCGGGACGACGACGACCTGGACCGGGTGCTGCGGGACTACCTGGGCGTGAAGCTGCCGAACCTGAAGTGCTGCGACCTGCACCAGACCCCCTGGGAAGCCTTTCACGATGCGTTCTTCGCCCGGTCGATAGCATCGATCTGGAAGGCCAGCCGGGGCCTGGGCGGGAAGTCATTCATGCTGGCGGCCCTGGGCCTGGCCGAAGCCCTGTTCCTACGGGCCGACGTGAACATCCTGGGCGGGTCGGGCATCCAGTCGAAGCGGGTCCTGGAAAACATCGGCCTAATGTGGGATCACACGGGTGCCCCCCGGCAGTGCCTGATCGGGAACCCTGGCAGCCAGGTGCAGAAGTTTGTCTGGGGCAACCGGGTCCAGGCCCTGATGGCCAGCACGAAGTCTGTGCGCGGCCCCCACCCTCAGCGGCTGCGGCTGGACGAAGTAGACGAAATCAAGCAGCAGATCCTGGACGACGCCCTGGGCCAGCCGATGGCGAAGGGCGGGATCAAGGACCACGTAGTCGGGGCATCGACCCACCAGTATCCCGACGGCACCATGACCCGCATGATGAAGCGGGCGCGGACGACGGCCGGCTGGAAGTTCTTCGAATGGTGTTACCGGGAAAACCTGGAACCCCACGGCTGGCTGTCGATGTCCCAGGTGGTCACCAAAAAGGCCCTGGTGACCGTTCGGATGTGGGACACCGAATACGAAGGCCAGGAACCGAGCAGCGAAGGCCGAGCCATCGACACCCCGAAATGTGAAGCGGCCTTCCAGCTGGCGACCCTGGTGGACGAAGACCAGACCACGGCGATCATCGAACCCCCGGACCCGGCCGGCAAGTATGGCACCGGCACCGACTGGGCGAAAAAGGTGAACCATACCGTGGTCGTCACGATCCGGAAGGACGTGCGACCGATGCGGGTGGTGGCGGTGAAGCGGACCCAGCGGGAGCCCTGGCCGAACATGGCCGGCTACCTGGACGACCGGATGAAGGTCTACGGCGGGACCAGCACCCACGACAACACCGGGGTGGGCGCGGTGGTTCACGACCTGCTGCACCATGACAGCGACCCGTTCAACATGGTCGGCCGGGACCGGGCGGACCTGCTGAGCGAATACATTGCAGCCATCGAAAAGGGGGATCTGGTCTGGCCCCGAGTCGAAGGCGACACGAACCCAGCCCTGGCTGCAGCGTATTCCGAACACAAGTATGCGACCAGGGAAGACGTTTACAAGGGCAGCCGGGACGGTAGCGGGAAGCATCACCTGCCCGACACCATCAGCGCGGGGGCCCTGGCCTGGCGTGCGGCCAGTGCGGCGGAAGCGGCCGGGGCCCTGTCGGAACCGAAGACCGGGACGCCACTGCAGGACGGGTTCCCTGAGCGGGGGCGGCTGTCGGCCTACATCCACGGGGGCCGGCGACCAGGGCGACGGTTCGGGGGCGACGACGACGGGTAGACAATCCCCTGGTAGTTCTGGCAGTATCCGACCATAACCTGAACAGCTGGGGCGACAGCCCTGGAAAGCGTGGGACCCATGACGACGGTGCGGGCGGCGGCGATCACGTGCGGGTGGGTGGCGGCGGTGGCCGTCTTCCTGGTGGATGCGGAATGGAATGCCTGGTGGTGCCTGGTGCTGGCGGCGGCCTGTTTCGGGCTGGCCCGAGCGGTTCGACCGAAGCCGGTGACCCAGGTGACGATGCACGGCAGCCACCGGGGTCTGCTGATCGGGGACACGGTGCTGCACGGCGGCCACCGGTATCGGGTCCTGAAGGTAGACGGGACGACCGTGACCTGGCAGAAGCTGGGCGGGACGCGGCTGACGTGAGCGGGCGCGGCTGCCGGCGGCGCGGGGATCGACGGGACCAGAAGGCCCTGAAGCGGTGGGACGACCGGCAGCTGGCGGCTGACATCCGACGGGCCGATCCCCCACCGACGAAGCAGGAACTGAAGGATAAGACCTGCGGCGATCCGAACTGCCAGTCCTGCCGGGGGAAGCCATGAAGCGGCGACTGCCGGACCTGCGGGCGCGGCAATACTTCGACCGGCTAAAGACCCCCCTGACAGCGACGGCGCGACGGCACGGCTACGCCCTGGCGGTGCACGGGTCCCTGGCCAGGGACATCGACCTGGTGGCGATCCCCTGGGTGCCGAACCCGAGCAGCCCGGCGGACCTGATCGCGGCCATCGTGGCGACGGCCAGCGACGTGATGAACCGGCCGGCGTTCGTGAAACACGATCCGAACGCGGACCCGTGGGACTTCACGAAGCGATGCCCGGAACCGAAATTCCACGGACGCCTGGGGTGGTCGATCTACCTGGCCGACAAGCCTGGCGAATCGTATGAAGTCTACCTGGACCTGTCGGTGATGCCGGCCTACCAGGACGCCATCGAACGACGACACCAGGCCATCGAACAGCTGGTGGCGGGCTAGCCATGAAGGTCAGCGCGGCGACACGGGCGCGGCGGCGCGACAGCAGCAGGACGGGCCACCAGCTGCCGGCGGCGATGGCGAACGCCATCCTGTGGGACGTGATCCTGCAGCTGAACCCACTGGTGCCTTCGCGGGTGCCGGTGGGTGTGAAGGACGACGGCGGCCTGGTCCTGTCGAAGCCGATCCCCTGGTATCCTGTCGTCCGGTTCCACGGACGCTACTACCTGGTGGACCACGGGAACCCCTGGCCGACGTTCCGGCACTACTGCCGGCTGCTGGCCAGGCCCGGCGACGACCGTGGCGATCTGTGCATCACGTCCGACGGCCTGGTGGCCAAGTGGGTGGAGCACAGTGGACCCAGGTGGAAGCGGAAGCCCACGATCTACGGGGTGCAGGATGACATCGAACCAGTCTTATCCCTACCGGTGGCGGGTGCGATCACGGCTGCCGGAACGGTTCGGCCAGCGGTGCCGGGTCCTGGTGAAGTCCAGGACGATGAACAGCTGCACCGTTGAATTCGAAGACGGCTACCAGGTGGTGACCAGCCGGAACTACCTGCGAAAGGTTCAGCCGGACACAGCACCCGACGGTCCGGCGTCTAACTGAACAGAATGGGGGTCTGCCGATGCGGGTAACAGTTCACGCCAGCCTGGACCAGGACAGCAATCTGAAGGCGAAGGTGACGGGTCACGGCCCGTATGCCGGCGCGGACGAACACCCAGACTTCAACGCGAAGACCGGGAAGGTGCCCGACGGCGCGGCGGTGCCGGGGGAAGTCAGCGTGGACGTGGCCCTGTCGGAACTGGGCGACGAAGGCGCGGCCGTGGCGAAGGAACTGGCGGCGGTCCTGGACAAGGCCCGGAAGCTGGCGGCGACCCGGCTGGAACGGCGGTTCAACGATGCCCGGTATCAGACCCGTCAGGTGGCCCAGGTTCGCCAGGAAATCGTGAGGTAACGGGATGGGACTGCTGAACCACGGAACGAACCGAAGCTGGCGGCCGGCGGGCAACCTGGACGCGGTAGTGATGCGCGGCCTGGGCCCCCACGGCTATTACAACGCGGCCCCGGCGGGGAAGTGGCTGGGCCTGGCCATGCTGCCCCTGCGGCAAATGACGGTCCGGCGGATCCTGTTCAGCCTGTGGCTGGAAGCGGCCCTGCGGGTCCGGCTGGCCTGGAAGGGGTTCTGGCGGGGCTGGGCCGGCGGCGGGATCCTGGGGGTCGGCCGGCTGCACGTGACCTACCGGGACGGCCTGACGGGTCAGCTGGTGCACCTGGGCCTGGTCAGCACGAAGGTGATCACCGACACGGGAGTGACCTACCTGCGGGATGACTTCAACAATTCCGCCCAGGACATCACGAACATGAATTTTCACGGGGCGGGCACCGGCACGAACGCGGAAGCGGCCGGTGATACAGCCCTGCAGACCGAAAGCACCACGGCCCTGAACCCGAACAACACCCGAGCCACCGGCACCCGGTCCACCCCGGCATCGAACCAGTTCCGATCCGTCGGCACCCTGACCTTCGACGCGGACGCGGCCATCACTGAACACGGCATCCTGAGCCAGTCAGCGACCGGCGGCGGGGTCCTGTGGGATCGGTCGGTCTTCAGCGCGATCAACGTGGTCGGCGCGAACGGGGACAGCATCCAGTTCACCTACACCCTGACCCTGAGCAGCGGCGGGTAGGCCCCCGGCGACGATGGCCGACCTTCTGGCACGGCAGGCCGTCGTCCTTGACGCGGACGCCCAGACCTTCACGTCCCTGGCGGTAGACCTGGACCCCCAGACGGACTGGATCCAGGTGGACATCGACCGGCCCACGTCGGTGGCCGGTCCTGTCGTCTGGGACGACACCACCACCATCAGGACCCGGCTGCAGGTCTTACTGGATGGGCAGCTGCACGAAGCCACCGGCCAGGTCACCGGCGGGGTCCGCCAGCGCGGCGGGGTCGATATCGACACCTACCGGTTCCGGTGGAACCTGCCGGCTGGCTACTTCGGCGGCGACACCGGCAAGCGGCTGGGGGAAACGAAGGGCGGGACCTACCGGCTGCGGCTGGGGCTGCAACTGCTGGCCGGCGGCCCGGTGAACACCAGGGTGCGGATCAGCGGTGAAGCGGCCCCCCTGGTGCTGCCGACCCGGCACAATTCGGTAGCCTACGACAACGCATCATCGGCCATCGAAGAATCCGGCGACGGGGTGATCAGCTTCAGCATCACCAGCACGGGGTCCTTCCGTGGGGCCTTCGTGGCGGTCGGCCTGCGGAACACCACCGGATCGGCGGACGGGACGGTATCGATCACGGGTGGCGGCGAAACGGTCAGCAGCCACCTGTGGGACGTAAACGACACGGGCATACAGGTCCAGTCCCGTGGATATTCGATCACGAACCAGGCGGCTGGGGCGCAGACCCTGACCAGCGACCTGACGGCCGGGACGACCATCGATCACTTCCTGGGCATCATCACCCTGACGGGCGTGAACCAGGCGGCCCCGACCGGTGACACGGATGCGGTGGCCCCGGCGTTCGAAGCGTCCCCGGTCACGGCGACGGTGACCCCGGTGGGCGCGGACGAAATGGTGCTGGACTTCCTAATGTGCCAGGCGGCCCCGACAGTCGGCGCGAACCAGACGGAACGGGTGAACCCGGCCAATACGTCGTTCCCCACCTACTTCCGGATGTCTACCCAGTCGGGCGCGGACGGCGGTGCAATGTCCTGGTCCTGGGGTGGCGGGGATACGACCCGAGCCCTGAACGCGGTGGTGTTTCAGGCGGCCGACCTGGGGCCCCCGGACACGATCTACCGACGGATGCCCCATTCCCAGAGGATGTAAATGCTGAACCTGGCCCTGACAACTGACAAGCTGAGCCTGATCACCGGGTCGGCGGCCGACGTGGATGTCCATGCGTCCTGGGTGGACGATGCGGCCGGCACGTTCACGGCGGGGAAGACGAACACGGCGATCACGACGGCCACCACCACCGACATCGTGCCGGTGCCAGGGGCCAGCACGATCCGCAATGTGAAGTTCATTTCGGTCCGGAACAAGGATTCGGCCGACAGCACGGACGTAACCGTCCAGTTCAACGCGAACGGGACCCTGTATCAGCTGATGAAGGCGACCCTGCTGGCCGGGGAAGAACTGGTGCTGCGGGAAGGGGTCTGGTTCCACTACGACACGAACGGCGGGGTGTATGGCCAGGCCCTGCCGGTGGCATCGGACACCGTGGTCGGCGGGATCGAAATCGCCAGCCAGGCGGAAATGGAAGCGGCCACCGACGTGGCGCGGGCGGTGGTGCCGGGCCGGGTGCAGTATCACCCTGGGGTGGCGAAGTTCTGGGTGAAGACCAGCCCCGGCAACGTGAACAATGCGTCCCACAACGTGACATCCGTGTCCGACACGGCGGCCGGCATCACGGTGATCACTATCGCCACGGACTTTTCCGGGGCACACTGGTGCTGCCAGGCCACCTGCGAATCGACATCGGACACCATGACGGTGACCAATTTGAAGTTCGTCCGGATCGGACTCAGCGACCAGGCGGCTGGGTCCGTGTCCATCGAAGTCCACGACGGCACGGCCACGACGGCGGTGCTGGAAGACCCGACATCCTGGCACTGTGTCGGTTTTGGGGACCAGTAACCATGACACCTGACGTTTTCGTAGCAGCGACCATGAGCGACGGATCCCTGACGATCATGGCCTTCAAGGCCGAAGGCCGATCCCCGACCCTACCCGAAGGGGCGGAATGGGGACCGGCCGGCACCTGGCGGCGGCCGGCGAACCAGGCGACCATCGACGCGGAACTGGCGAAAGCCTTTCCTGGGGATCCTGCCGGCGGCCGGACGCGGCGGCTGCGGGCGGTCAGCTGGCGGATCATCCCGGCGAACTACGTGCCGACGACCCCCGAAGACCGGGCCTACCGGGACGCCCTGACCGACCTGGGCACCCTGCCCCTGGCCCATAACATCCAGAAAGCCAGGGACATCCACCGGGACAAGATCCGGCGGGCGCGGGCGCGGAAGTTCGCGGACCTGGACACGGCGATGCTGCGGGCGGTCGAAGCCGACGACAAGGCCGAGCAGCGGCGGATCGGGGACGTGAAGCAGCGGCTGCGGGACCTGCCGGCGGACCCGGCCATCGACCAGGCCCAGACCATCGAACAGCTGAAAGCCTTCTGGCCGGCGGATCTGACGTAAGGGGCACGTGGCCAGGCGCGGCACCTTCGATCCCGAATATGTCCGGCCTGGAATCTTCGATCCCGAGTATTCCAGGAAAGGGGCCTTTGACCCTGACTACCTGGAAGCAGCCGGCGGCGGGACCACGTTTACCCAGGACGTGGCGGGGACCCTGACCAGCAGCGGCGGCCTGGTCAAGCAGACCAGCGCGAACAAGACGGGCACCCTGACCAGTGCCGGATCCCTGGTGAAGCAGTGCGGTCGGTTCCTGGCGGCTACGATGGCATCAGCCGGGGCCCTTGTGAATCAGGCCCAGAAGAACGGGCTGGCCGGCACCCTGTCGTCTTCAGCCGTATTATCGGCTACAAAGGTAGCCATGATGGCGGTGGCGGGGACTTTGACATCGGCCGGCAGCCTGGTGAAGGAAATGGCGAAGGCGGTGGCGGGGACCCTGACCGACAGCGGGACCGTGGTGAAGCAGGACCAGAAGGTGCTGGCGGGCAGTCTGCCGACGGCCGGGACCGTGGTGAAGCAGACCGGGAAGACCCTGGCCGGCACCCTGAGCAGCAGCGGGGCCCTGGCGGCGACGAAGGTGGCCCTGCTGTCCATTGCGGGGACTTTGACATCGGCCGGCAACCTGGTGAAGCAGTGCGGGAAGTTCCTGGCTGGCACCCTGACCGATGCCGGCACGGTGGCGAAACAGACCGGCCACGGCGGCGCGGGCACCCTGGGATCGTCGGGCACGGTATCGAAGCAGACCGGGAAGACCGTGGCCGGGACCCTGACGACAGCCGGGGCGATGGCGGCGGTGAAGGCGGCCCTGAAGGACCTGGCCGGGACCCTGACATCAGCCGGGTCCGTGACGAAGCAGACCAGCGCGAACCGAGCCGGGACACTGACCACGGCCGGCACGGTATCCAAGCACACGGCGACCAGTAAGGCCGGCACCCTGGGCGCGGCCGGCACCGTCAGCAAGCAGGTTTTTCTGCCCCTGCTGCCGGGGAACGGCGGCACCCTGGGGCTGTCGGGATCCCTGTCAAAGCAGACCACCCGGCACCTGACCGGGCGGCTGGCGTTTGATATTTTCTCTCACGTCGGCAACCTGGGGCAGGACATCAGCGGCGGCCGGCTGGTGGACGTGGCCGGGACCCTGCACTACGTCGGGCAAGCCTTTGGCTACAAGTCCACGGACGACGGCCGGACCTGGACCGAACACGCGACGTTCCCGGCAAACAGCGGCCTGCTGGGGGCGACGGCGGTGGCGTTCGGTGGGGAAGCCTGGGTGATCGGCGGCCTGGATGTCGGCGGGTCGGTCGGGGGCGGCATTCGGCCGGAAGTCTGGAAGACATCGGACCAGGCGACCTGGACAGCCGGCCCGACCCTGCCGGTCGGCCTGTATGCCCCGGCGGCGGCGGTCTTCGACGGGTTCGTCTGGATCAGCGGCGGGATGACTGACCTGGGCGACGGGTCCCGGAAGGTCTTCAAGTCGAACGGCGGGGCCTGGGCCGAAGTCGGCACCGATGCGCTACCTATCGACCTGCAGGGCCATTGCATGGTGGCCCACGGCAGCCACGTCTATGCCTACGGCGGGCAAAGCCTGGTCGGCCTGGCCGGGGCCCTAACCCTGCAGGTCTATCGGGCCGGCACGAACGGGGTGTGGGCGGCGGTCGGCACCGATACCCTACCGTATGGTGTCTATGCGGCGGGCGGGGTCAGCGTGGGCGGGAAGCTGTGGCTGATCAGCGGCGACGATTTTGCCGGCGGTGGCGGTCAGAAGGTGCAGCAATCGGCCGACGATGGCCTGACCTGGACCGAATACCTGACCGATGCCCTGCCTGGCGGGTGCACGGACGGGGGGATCGTGGCCCGTGAACCGTCGTTCATTTGGGCGGCCGGCGGGTTCAATATCTTCGGCCGGGTGGTAATGCTGGACCTGCGGGATCAGCTGGTGAAACAGACCAGTAAGGGCCTGGTGGCGACCCTGGCCCCGAGCGGGGCGATCACAAAGGCGGTGCGGGTATCGGTGGCCGGCGTCCTGGGGATGATCGGCGCGACGGGCCGGCTAATTCCCAGGGCCCTGGCCGGCACCCTGTCGATGTCGTCCAGCCTGTTCCGGTCCATCGGCGGGCCGGCGGTCTTCGCCATGCTGACGGCAGCGCGGACCACCCCGGCGGGCGTGCTGGCGGCGCGGACGGCGAAGGCGGCGGCGCGGTGGAGTCGAACGATCCGCGATATGCTGCGGGCATCACGCGGGAACTGAAGGGGGACGGATGGCGGTCCAGAATAACCTGACCTGGTATAAGGCGACGGCCGGCGTGCAGCCGTTCACCATCGACCCGGTGGAAGACATCAGCACCTGGTCGATTGTGTTCACCATGCGGCGGAACCAGGAAGACGCGAACCCCCCGCTACTGACAAAAGCCTGCGGGATCCTGGACGGGCCGAATGGGACCTTTACCCTGACCCTGACCAAAGCGGAAACAACCCTGCCGGCGGGAACCTACTACTACGACGTGCAGCGGGACAATTCCGGCGGCGAAGACGTGCTGAGTATCGGCACGTTCACGATCATCCAGGAAGTGAAGACCCCGTGACGCGGCCGGCGCGGCGGCGCGACGGGCGACGGTGCCGGAACCCCAGGTGCGGGGAACCCATGACCCTGTTCGACGGCGGCCGGCTGACGGGGCTGTGTCCCAGCTGCAGGCTGGCCGGGCGGTGGGGCAGCTACCTTGCGTTTACGGCCTGGCTGGTCTATAAACTGGCGACTATGGCCCTGGGGTAACCGGCATCGAACGTGCTGCAGACAGCAGAATGGACCTTGAAATGGCCCGGCACCGTCTGGATTTACGACGCCCCCGGCAGTTCATTCACGAACCGGTCTTCGACGGATCCACCCCCATCTTCGTCCTGCTGGTGATCGCAGTAGCCCTACTGCTGGCCGGCGGATAGCACGGAACGCTGGACAGGTCAACAGGAACCCATTAGAATCCCCCCTGCAAGCCGACAACGCTACAGGTAGGGGGCGACGATGGGACTACGGGACCTGTTCGGGTCCATCTTCAGGTGGGGGCCGGGTGCGACGGCAGCCCCGGCGACGGCCCAGGGTGTGCCCCTGGACTTTGACCTACCACTACAGGAAGACACCAGCCAGACCAGCCTGGTGCAGCGGCGCGAAGCGGCGGCAGCCGGCGCGGCGGTGCGGAAGGCGGCCAGCCAGGAAGCCATCGGCATGGGATCCTTCGGGGTCGGCCTGGGCATCGACGCGGACGATCATGCGTATCGACGGCTGACGGGGAACCAGGGCCAGCAGCGGCGCGACCTGACCCCCCTGCAGCAGGATCGTATGCTCGAAATCTGCTGGTATCTGTGGGAACAGAATGCCTTCGCCCGGCGGCTGGTGACCCTGATGACCGACCTGATCCTGGGCGACGGCATCACGGTCGAAGCCCAGGACGAACGCATCCAGGACGTGATCGATCAGACCTGGAACCACCGGGTGAACCAGCTGAAGGAACGGCTGCCGGAATTTGCGAACGCCCTGAGCGTGAACGGAGCCCTGGCCCTGACCGTGGCGGTGAACCCGATCACGGGGATCCCCCAGCTGGGGTTCATCGACCCCTACCAGATCAAACATATCGAAACCCTGCCCGACAACGTGCTGGTGCCCGACGTGCTGGTCCTGAAGTCCCTGCCAGGCCAGGACGAAAAGCGGCTGAAGATCGTCCGGGAAAACCCCCTGACCATGAAGCTGGAAGGGGAAGTGATCTACCGGGGGATCAACAAGCTGCCGAACAGTGCCCTGGGCCGGTCCGACCTGTCCACCCTGGCCGACTGGCTGGACCTGTATGACAATTACCTGTTCGCGGAAGTCGAACGGCTGAACCTGCTGTCGGCCTTCGTGTGGGACTGGAAGATCGAAGGCGCGGACGAAACGAAGATCAAGGACAAGCTGAAGACCTTCCCGAAGCCCAGGCCCGGCCAGGTCTTCGCCCACAACGAAAAGGAAGCCCTGGAAGCGGTGACCCCGGACCTGAAGGCGGCCGACCGGTCGGAAGCCGGCCGGATGCTGCGGGTTCATATCGCGGGGGCCTTCGGGTTCCCGGTCAGCTACCTGGGCGAAGGCGACAGCAACCGAGCCACCATCGAAGGCCAGAACGACGTGCTGATGAAGACCCCGGCCCGTCGGCAGAAGGAAATCGCCAGCATCGTGGACACGGTGGTCCGGTTCACGGTCGAACAGACGACCGGGAAGAACCCGGCCCTGTTCCGGGACGCGAAGCCGGCCTACATGATCCGTATGCCGGAAATCGCGGCGAAGGATATCGCCCGAGCGGGCCAGGTCCTGACCAGCGTGATCGCGGCGATGGACGTGGCGATGCAGAACAACACGGCCAGCCGGCAGCTGGCGGTGACAGTCCTGGTGGCCATGCTGAAGCAGCTGGGCATCGAAGCCGACCCCCAGGAAATCCTGGACCAGGCCGACGTGGACGCGGAAGAACGGCAGGCCAAGCTGGACGACCAGATGGCGGCCCAGGCGGCCCTGAACCCCCCAGTGCCGGACGCGGAAACCGGGGAACCGGCGGCGGCCTAGCATGGCGAAGCGGACCCTGGTGACGACGGCGATCCCCGGCGGGCAGCTGCGGGTCGAAGTGCCCTGTGCGAAGTGTGACCCCTGTGTCCTGGTGGTTACGGTGAAGGCCCACCCGACCGACCCGAAGCTGCCGGCAAAGGACGACCTGCGGGCGGCCATCGCGGCCCACGGCTGGCAGGTGAACCGAGCCGACCAGGCGATCTGCCCGGACTGTCGATAGGTCGATGGGACGGACGACGCCAGACGGACCGACGGGACCCAGGCCGGACCCGCCACCGGCCCCCCCGGCGCGGCAGGTGCCCCCGAGCGGGCCGGCACGGGTGAAGTGCCGGCGGTGCGGCCGGTGGGGCGACGAAAAGACCCAGTGCGACGGCTGCGGGGCCCCCCTGGATCCCGGCGAACGCGGCGCGGCCCCTGACTTTCCCCCAAACCGAACGGTGCGCGGCTGATGGACGGCCTGGTCCTGACCCCGATCACCGAAGCCCTGGTGATCCCGGTGGCGTTCGACTGGCCGAGCCCCGACCGGATCGTGGAAGCCATCGGGACCGGCGCGGCGAAGCGGGCCCAGCGGGCGAACCGGGCCGGGAACCAGGTGATCGGGGACCGGTTCAAGCTGGAAAAAGACACCCAGGCCCAGGTCCTGAAGCGGCTGGCCATGCTGAAGGACGCCCTGGCGAAGCGGCTGCTGGCCGACGGCGGCGCGGTCACGGACTTCCGGCAGTTCAACCTGGCGGCCCTGTCGGCCGACGTGGACCGGCTGACGAAGGACGCCCAGGACGCCCTAGCGAAGTCGGCGGAAACCGACTACAAGGCGGCCGACCAGCTGGGGGTGCAGGCCATCCAGGAACCCCTGGGCGCGGCCCAGCTGTCGATCACGAAGGCCCTGCCCGGCCTGGACACGTCCCTGGTGCAGGCGGCCTTCGGGAACACCGTGGACCTGCTGACCCCCCCGATGCAGCAGTATGCCACCCAGGTGAAGGTGGCCCTGCGGGGCGTGGCCCTGGCCGGGGATAACAAGTTCGCGGCCATCGCCAAGCTGCGGGACCAGATCGGCGGGCCCAACTTCCAGAAGGCCCAATACCAGGCCGAACGCATCATCCGGACCGAACTGGGGCGGACCTTCAATACGGCGACCTATGAACGGCTGGTGGCCCTGTCGAAGGACTTTCCATTCCTGCGGAAGGGATGGCGGGCGACGAACGACCGGCGGACCCGGCAGGGCCACCGGGAAGCCGGCCAGAAGTATGCCAGGGGGAACGGCATCCTGGTGGCCGAGCCGTTCAAGCTGAACGTCTACGACGAACGGCCTGGGAAAGGGGCGAAGCTGATCGGGGTGGCGACCCTGCAGTATCCGGTGGACCCGAACGTGAAGCCGGAAGGGCGGATCGGCGCGGCGGCCACCATCATGTGCCGGTGCAACGGGTTCGTGGACATGCACCTGGGGGACTTCGCCCAGTTCACCAGGGACAAGGTGGCCACGGCCCTGTCGGGCGTGACGCCCCCGGCGACCCCCGAGCCCCCGGCGAAGCCGAAGGTGGTGGCCGGCGACGACGTGAGCCTGGCGAAGTCCCTGAAGTCGTCCGTGAACTACTACAAGGGGACCTACTACGGCAGCGAAGCGGACATGCAGGTGCTGGCGTCGAAGCTGGGACGGTCAGGGATCCGGGTGGTGAAAGGACCGGCCGGGCGCGGGTTCTTCTACATCGAAGACGAAGCGGGGTTCCGGTTCGGGCCCGAAGGGTGGCGGACCGGGAAGATCGAAAAGCCGAAGCCGGTGAAGGTGGCGGTGCCGAAGCCGAAGGACGTGAAGCCGATCCCGAGCAGCCCGAAGGGCCCCCAGGGCCCGAAGGTATCGGCGGCGGCCGACCTGACCCCGGCGAACCCCGGCTACAAGCGGAAGGCCCTGAACACGGCGAACCAGGCGAAGCTGCGGAAGGCCCTGGACGTGATCGACAGCGTGCACGGGGACGGCAACCTGACGACGATCCCGGTGACCCAGGTGCCGGCGCGGTATCGGAAAAAGGCCGGGGCCTTCTACGAATCGAGCGGCGACGGCCGGCCGATGTCCCTGGGGTTCGGCGGTGGCCTGATGGGGAACAGCCCCTATATGACGGCGTTCCACGAAGTCGGCCACTGGCTGGACCAGCAGGGGGTCGGGGCCCGGCGCTATGCCAGCACGGCATCGTTTGCCACCGAAGTGGCCGGCGGGGACCAGAAGGTCCTGGACGCGGTGGAACGGTGGCGGCAGGCCGTGAAGAACACCCAGGCGATCCAGACCCTGGAAAAGTGGCGCGGCGCGAACGTGCCGGCCGACCCCCGGCTGAAAGGCTACGGCGGCAGCACCCAGGGAAACGGCCACACCTACGGGGACGGCACCGTGCCCCTGGGCGTCAAGCGGGAATTCGTGAACTACCTGCTGGGCGCGAAGGAAGTCTGGGCCCGGTCCTACGCCCAGTATGTGGCGAAGACATCGGGGAACGCGGCGGCCCTGAAGGAACTGGGGAACATGCAGGCGGCCAGCGTATCGGGGCTGTCCCCGGTGGCCAGGACGACCCCCTACAACGGGACGCCCCTGGGGAAGGCCCCGACGGGATCGGGCTGGGATTACCCCTGGCAGTGGTCGGATGAAGACTTCGCCCCGGTGCAGGCGGCCTTCGACAACATCATGCAGGTGCTGGGATGGCGAAAGTAACCAAGTTCGAAGACAAGCGGATCGAACTGGACCACCGGGCCCAGGACCGGAAGCCCCAGGTGCTGCCGGACCGGTGGATCCGGAAAGACAGCGGCGAAATGGTCCCCGAACCGGTGGGCCCGTCGATCTTCGACGTATAGTTCAGCCGGGGCCAACGGATAAGCCGGGGCCCCAAACCAGGAAGGAAAAGCAGCAATGGCAACGGCACTACAGAAGCGGGCAAGCAGGGCGGCGAAGGCGGCGGCGGAAAAGGTGAAGGCCGACGGCGGCGACCAGGCGGCCCAGGACGCGGCGGCCGACAAGGCGAAGGCGGATACCCTGGCGGCGGGCGATGCCGGCGCGGGCGGGGATCCTGGTGACCAGGACGAACCCCGGAAGCTGGACCCGGAAGCGGAAGCGGCGATCAAGGCGGCCGGCCTGAACGCGGACGACCTGGAAGACGAAGAAATCCAGGACCTGGTGGACGCGGCGCGGGCCGACCAGGCGCGGGCAGCCGAAACGGCGGCGGTTCCCGGCGGCCCGAAGCTGGTGAAGGAAGCGAACGGCCGGACGGACCGTTACGCCATCGCCCTGCTGATCGAAGCCTGCACCATCTACGGGGTGAACCCGTCGGCCGACATCCGGCCGAAGGAACTGATGTCCTGGCGGTTCTACCCCGGCGAAGACGACCCGACGAAGGGCGTGCAGCCGGACGCGGTGGTGTTCGTGACCACCGGGGGCGTGAAGATCAAGCACTTCGATGATCCCGACGTGCCGATGGACCCGGAAACGGAAGACCGGCTGCGGCGGATCTTCGGCCTGTTCAAGCAGGATCCGAAGTCGAAGGAAATCACGGCCCTGCCCCTGCCGGACGACCGGACCCTGCCGGCCACGGCGGTCACGGGCGGGGTGACCAGCACCGATCACCAGTATGTCGGCGGCTACCTGAAGGCCGGCGGCCGGAAGGCGGCGGCCGAAAAGCAGAAGCGGCGCGACGAACGGGCGAAGCGGCTGGGCCTGGCGTAGGCAAGAACCAGGGGTGGACTACTTCGGCAGCACCCGGTCCGAAGTAGTCCACCGGTAAATGTATGAAAGATAGAAGGATGCACCCACGGCGGGACCAGCTGACCGAATCCGATCAGGACCGGGTGGCGGAAGTCTTCCAGACCCATCGGCGGTTCCTGGAAAGCGTGGCGCGGCAGCATGCCCCGAGCCCGGACCACGTGCCCGACATCGTGCAGTCCGTCGGCATCAAAATGTGCCAGTCCCTGAACGGGTTCCGGGGGGAGTCGGAACTACAGACCTGGCTGTATCGGGTGACCGTGAACGCGGCGCGGGACATCTACCGAAGCGAACGGGCCCAGCTGCTGCGGCCCAGGGAAGCCCTGACCACCCACCGGGACCCGGAACCGGTCCTGGATCCCGACGACGTGGTGGCTGGGACCGAACGGCTGGGGGCCCTGCAGGACGCGGTGGACCGGCTGAACCCCCTACACCGGGAACTGGTTATGGACATTCTGGCAGAGCCAGCCGTCTTAGATGGTAGACGGAAATCCAGACACCTGGCACGGCGGCAACTGCGGCAGCTGCTGACCGATGATCCACGGCTGGCCACCGAATGACAGCATCCAGTGCCCTGGTCCGGCGGCAGTCCGGCCTGGTAGTGACGGCCGACCTGGCCACGGAGCCGGAACGGGGAGTGCCCCAGCGGGGGGCCCCGGTCTGCTACGACGGCGACGGCCGGCGGCGGATCGTAATCAGCGACGAACTGCGGCGGAAGCAGGATCGGCTGGTGGCGGAAATGAAGGGAACCGGCCAGGCCATTTTCCTGGCATGCCGGGAAGACTTCAGGCGGTCAGACGGGAAGCCCAGCTGCGGGGAAGTCATGGTGCCGGAAGGTCAGGAGACGGACGATCCGGGCTACGGATGCAAGTGCACCCGGATCCACTTTGAATTCCGGGGTCGGCGGTGAGCCACCCCAAACCCATGCCCCTGGTGGCGGTCGTTCGGTGGGTCATAACGACCCTGATCCGGATGGCCCAGAACCGGGACTGGGGCGAAGTCAGGATCACGGTGCAGGGCGGGCAGATCATGTTCGTGCACCAGGACCTGAGCTACCGGGATCGGCTGCCGGAACAGACGGGCGGGGACGACCAGGTAAGGCAAGTCCTGGCGGCGGCATCGTAGGGCGCTATTTCATAGAAGGCGGAACCAGCCCCTGGGGGGAAACTAACCAGTATCCTGGGGGTTCGGGGCATCCGGAACAAGCACGTGGCAAGGCCCCGGACCAGCTGCTAACGCGAAACGTGGCTGCCGACCTGTGGAAGCAGGCGGCTGCAGGCCGGGGGGTCAGGACGATCCCCCGGCCATCTTAGAAGACCGGCGAAACGGAAAAACCGGGCCGGCATCAGGTGGACGTTCCACCGGGTGCTGGCCCTTTTTGTTCAGGCCACCATGAAGCAGACCACCAGGATCGTCCGGCGACGGGTCACCGAATCGGTGGCGGTCCGTCGGTCGTTCATGCTGGAAGCGGCGGAACAGTCCCTGAACGACCGAATGCAGGCGGTTCGCCAGGCGGTGAACGCGGCCTACAACGCGGCCCCCGGTGACTACAGCTACTGTGAAGTCGTCTTCGACACCTACGTGATCGTGTCGAAGGGCGGGAAGCTGTGGCGCATCGACTACACCACCGGGTCCGACGGCACGGTGAAGCTGGCCGGCGAACCGGTCCAGGTGCGGGTCACCTACACCCCGGTCAGCGAAGGGGTGATCTTTGGCCTGCTGCCGGACCACGATCCGGCCCAGGTGAAGGAAGGCGAAGCAGCCCCGAAGCCGAGCGGCAAAAAGTGGGGCGTGCTGATCATCCAGGAAGGGATGAGCAAGAACCGGAACCGTTACGGCCGGAAGGCCCTGGCGGAAGCGGCCCCCCTGTATGAAGGCGCGAAGATTTACCTGGACCACCAGGAAGAAACGCGGCGGTTCGGCCGGTCCGTGAAGGACCAGGCCGGGTTCCTGAAGGACGTGCAGGGGTGCCTGCTGGGCCGGGACCTGGCGGGGAAGGAAGCCGAGAACGGCATCTATGCCCTGGCGGCTACGGCCATCGTCACGAAGCCGGCGGTTCGCCAGGAAATGGTGGACGCCTGGGACGAAGGAAACGCCAATTTCTACGGCCTGTCCCATGATGCCATGTGCGAATCGGTCTGTTGCAGCGGCGAAGACGGGCGGCCGTTCTACGACGTGACGAAGATCGAAAGCGTGGCCAGTGTGGACTTCGTTTCGAATCCGGCAGCTGGCGGCCGGGTGCTGCGACTGGTGGCCAGCGACACGGTGCCCCATACACTTGAAAGGGACGGAAACATGCTGACGAAGATGATCGAAGCGATCCGCAAGTCCGGGAACGCGGCCCTGATCGCCAAGATGGAAGCCTTCGGGAAGACCCCGACGGAAGACCAGATCATGGGTCTGTATCAGGAAGCCCTGGCGGCCCAGGGGAACGCGGCCCCGGCCGGCGGCGCGGCGGCCCCGGCAGCGGCCGGCGGCGCGGCCCCCCGGCAGGAAGCCGTCCCGGCGGCGACGGGCGCGGCAGCCCCGACCCCGGCGGCAGCCCCGACCCCGACCCCGGCGGCCGACCCGGCGGCGCGGCCCACCCCGGAAGCGGTCCGGACCCAGGAAGGCCAGCACCTGGTCGAAGCCCTGGCGGAAGGCCGGAACCTGTTCCTGGAAAACAGCCTGACCGGCTGCAGCCTGCCGGACCCGGTGAAGGCCAAGATCCGGAAGCGGTTCGAAGCAGTGATCGCGGCGGCGACGACGGTGGCGATGCTGCCGGCGAAGGCCGAGATCACCAGCGCGATCCGTGAGGAAGTGGACCTGTTCGGCCAGCTGGCGGAATCCGGTGTCGTCCAGCCGGCGGTCGGCCGGCCCCGGATCGAAGTCCTGGCGGGCCGGCGCGACAAGGTGCGCGAAGCCCTGGACGATTTTTTCGGGGTCAGCACCACGACCACGAAGGTCGGCGGGCGGGACGTGCAGGTCCACAAGGTGGTCGAAGGCAGCCGTGGCGGCATGCGGTCCTTCCGCCAGCTGTATGTCGAAATCACCGGGGACCAGCAGATCACCGGCCGGGTGTCGGAAGCCACCCGCCTGACGGAATCCCTGGATTCCACGTCGTTCGACCAGATCATGGGTGACAGCATCACCCGCCGGATGCTGGCCGACTACGCGGTCAGCAGCCAGGCCCAGTGGCGCGGGACCATCGCGGACGTGGTGCCCGTGAACGACTTCCGGGTCCAGCGGCGTATGCGGTTCGGCGGCTACGGGAACCTGCCGATTGTCGGCCAGGGGGCCCCGTATGCCAGCCTGACCAGCCCGACGGACGAGGAAGCGACCTACAGCCCGGCGAAGCGGGGCGGGACGGAAGACCTGACCCTGGAAATGATCGCCAACGACGACGTGGGCAGCATCCGGAAGATCCCCCAGCGGCTGGCCCGAGCGGCGGCCCAGACCCTCTACGAATTCGTGTTCGACTTCCTGCGGACGAACGCGACGATCTACGACGCGGTGGCCCTGGCGGCGGCCGGTCACGGGAACAACATCATTGCCACGGCCCTGTCGGCCAGCAATCTGTCGTCCGGCCGGCTGAAGATGAAGGCCCAGACGGATATGTCGTCTGGCAAGCGGCTGGGCCTGGCCCCCCGCTACCTGATCGTGCCGAACGACCTGGAAGAACTGGCGTTCCAGCTGACGACCAGCGACCGGGTGCTGCCGGACACGAACATCACGACGACGGCCCAGCCGGCGGCCCCGTCCTTCCAGCGGAAGATGAACCTGACCACCATCGTGGTGGACTACTGGACGGACGCGAACGACTACTGGCTGGCATCGTCCCTGGACCAGACGCCCCTGATCGAAATCGGGTTCTTCGGCGGCCGTGAGGAACCCGAACTGTTCGTCCAGGACATGCCGAACATCGGCAGCATGTTCAACAACGACACCATCACCTACAAGATCCGCCACATCTACGGCGGTGGCGTGATGGACTTCCGGGGGTTCGTCGGCGGCATCGTCGCGTAGTTCGCGGCGACCCTGACACCCGAGTAGCAGCGGGCCCGGCCAGGTGGTCGGGCCCACACCAGAAACCGAGTAACGGAAGGACGAAACCATGCCCCCGAAATTTCGAGCAGCCGTAGCCCGGATCGTGTCCTGGATTCTGACCAGCTGGACCGTCCACACGGCGGCCACCCCGAACATCAGCACGTTCACCGTCCCCCAGGACGGGTTCATCGTCGGCGGCTGGGCCATGTCCGACGTGAAGACGGCGATCACCGTCCTGGCCCTGATGGTCGAAAAGAACGGTTCGAACATCCTGACCGGTTCGGGCGTGGACCTGAACGCGGCGGCGGTCCGGACCCCGGTGGCCCTGGCGTTCCTGGCGGCGGCCGTGGACGCGAACGGCTGGGTGCCCGTGTCGGCCGGCGACGTGATCACGGTGGACATCGACACCCTGACCGGCACGAACGCCAGCGGCATCACGGTGCAGCTGGACTTCATCCCGAAGTAGTCCAGGGCGACCAGGCGACGGTTCGACATCCAGGGCCAGCAGGGCCATCCCGGCCGGCTGGCCCTTTCGTTTTTCAGGAAGGGACGACACCCATGATCATCGGCGGCAGACCATTCCGTGGGACTCAGGCCGGCGGCGCGACGGACCTGTATGACGCGGATCCGGCAAACGCGAACGACCGGCTGAAGATCACCGTGCTGGGGGCCCGGCTAGTGCCGGCGGCGGCGGCGGCCACGGCCCAACTGGTGGACTCCGACGGCACGGTCCTGGCGGACCTGGCGGCCCCGGCGAACGGGCCGGCGGATGAAGTCACGGTGCCCTTCATCGCGGTGGGGAAGGTCCGCCTGGGGGCGATCACGGGCGCGGGGTCGGCGGTTACCATCTACGTGCAGTAGAATCCCCACACCATGAGCCTGACAGCCGGCACCCTGCGGACGAAGGCGAAGCAGCTGGCCCAGAACGCGGCCCAGACGGGCGGCACCGGCCTGCAGCTGCTGCTGACGGACCCAGGCGACTACGACGAAGCCATCCTGAACGCCCTGGCGATCTTCGACACCGACAAGCCGAACCGGCGGGTGGTCGATGTCACGGTGGCCACGGCCGGGTTCCGGTTCGTGCTGTTCGGAGCCGGCACGGTGCTGCCGGCAGACCCGAGCCTGGACGCATGGGTGGACGGCGGCAGCCAGGTCACCGATGTCTGGTTCCCCTACCTGGTGGACGCCCAGGGCGGCGATCCACTGGACCGGAACACCTGGCGACAGGTCCGGATCCCAGGTCCGAAGGAAGTGCTGGAACTGCTGGCGGACCAGGCGGCGGTCGGCCAGGTTCTGCGGCTGGAATACACCCGGCCCCACGTCCTGAGCGGCAGCGACGTGGCCGGCACGTCGATCCGGACATCGGACCAGCGGGCGATCATTACCCTGTCGGCCAGCATGATCCTACTGGCGGCGGCCACGAAGGCGGTGCAGAACACCGGGAACACCGGCCTGCCGAACGACGTGGTGGACCGGCGATCCCAGTCCGACATCTTCAAGTCCCGAGCGAAGGATCTACGGGACCTGTATGCCACCCTGGTCGGGTCGGGCGGCGACGACCAGGCGGCGGCCAGCGGGTTCCGGGAACTGGACCCCCCCACGTCCTACGGCACCGGCCGACTGTGGCACCCGAGCAGCACCCACTGACATGGCGGAAGCGTTCCAGGCCAGCCGGGCGATGGCGGCGGCGGCGGCGAAGCAGGATTACAGCATCGCCCTGATCCTGCCGAACATTCCCCTGTGGGTCCCCGAAGCATCGAAGGCCCTACTGAACGACCTGATCCTGAGCACCACCCGGCTGGCCCTGCAGACAGCGGCCGGCTACATCAGCGACGAAGCGGGGAAGTTCAGCGACACGGGGAACCTGGCCCAGTCCTTCGGCGCGGACCCGGCGACGGCGGAAGGCGGGATCGAACTGCTGGGGATGGACGCGACGGCCGGGATCAACGGGCGGGTGTTCAGTAGCCTACCCTATGCCATCGTGATGGACCAGGGCCGGCGGCCCGGCAGCCCGATCAGCCGGGAAGGGATCGATGCCATCGGGCTGTGGGCCCAGCGGAAGCTGGGGCTGTCGGCTGAGGAAGCGGCCAGCGCGAAGTTCGCCATTGCCACCCACCTGGTGGCCCAGGGGTTCCCTGGTTACGGCTATTTCGGGGACGGGGTGAACCGGGCCCGGCCCGACGTGGAACGGATGTTCAAGACCCTCAGCGACGAAATCAGCCGGCAGCTGGTGCAGCCGAAGGGCGGGGTGGCGTAATGGCCTTCACCCCAGCCACCTGCACGGATGCCTTCGCGGCCTACCTGCTGACGGTGCCCGGCATCAGCGGCGGCGCGGGCCGGGTGCATAAGCGGCGGCGGATCGTCCGAACAGAAGCCGACATCAAGACCCTGCTGGCGAACACGGCCGGCCAGGTGAATGCCTGGATGATCAGCCCGGCGGCGGCGAACACCACGGTGACCGAACGCGGGCCAGGGTTCGCGGCCATCGGGACGCCCGGCGGCGGGCGGGTCCTGGTCACGATCCAGTTCGTGGTCGAAGCCTACTTCCAGCTGGATGATGCGGCCGGGTCGGAAGAAACCTTCCGGGATCTGTGCTTCACGGTCAGCAACGGGCTGAACAAGATCGGGTCCCTGAGCATCGACCGGGTGACCCTGCAGCTGCCGGCGGACATCGAACAGTTCGGGTTCATCATGCTGGCGGGCCTGGGGTTCTACCACTACGCCCGGATCGGGGTCGGGTGGCGCGGCCAGACACAGTGATGGCGTTCCAGCCGTCCAACTGTGCAGAAGGGAAAAGCCCATGTATTTGATCAAGCGGACTTCGACGGTGCCGAACAGTCCCCTGCAGGTCCAGGTGGACGGGCCCGACGGAGCGTTCCAGCAGGGCGGCGTTTACTACTTCCAGCCGGCCGGCCAGGACAACGACCAGCACCAGGTCAGCGAACATGCAGCCCGGATCATCATGGGCGATCCCGGCCTGGCCCAGCATTTCGAGTGCGATCCGGCCCTGCCGGACGCGGTGCCCGAGCCGGCGGCGGAAGCCGAGCCCGGCAGCACCACGGCGGCGGACAGCGGCGGACGCGGACGGCGAAGCAGGTAAGGCGCGGCCGGCACGGTCCGGCGCGGCAGGTGGCGAATCTACGGCTGGCCGGGGTGGTCAGCTGACAGCCCGAAACGGAAAAACCGGGGGCTGTCGGGTGGATGGGATGGTCCGTCCAAGCCCGGCAGCCCCCTTTTTCGTGGCCAGACAGGGCCCGAGCGGCCCAGGGGGACGTGAGACATGGCAATCGAAACAGGAGCCCTGGAACAGGCATACGCCAAGCTGGAAACGGCCTTCGCGGTGGTGCCGGCGGACGCCCTGGGCGCGACGGACGCGATCCGGCACGATGAACTGAGCCTGACCGGGAAGATGAACCGGGAGATGTCCAAGCAGAAGCGGGGCACCCCGGACGTGGCGAACAGCCTGCCCCGTCGGTTTTCGGCCGGGTTCAACCTGTCCAGTATCCTGTGGGAACCCACCGGCAGCCTGGGCACGGCGTCCGATGTCGGGAAGCTGATCAAGGGGGCGATGGGGGCCCAGCATGCCATCGTCGGCGGCCTGGTGACCACCGTGGCGGCGATGCCGGCGGCGACGGCGACCGGCTGCACCCTGACCAGCGCGACGGGCCTGCAGGTCGGGGACCTGATCGTGTTCACCACGGGCGCGGGCGCGAAGCGGGAAGTGACGCGGGTGAAGTCGGTGGCCGGCGCGGCGATCACCTACGATGCCCTGACGGCAGCCCCCGACACCCCCGGCGCGGCGGTGGCAAACATCAGCTACAGCCTGGCGAACGCCCTGGCGGACAGCTTCGCCATCTACAAGTATTACAACGCGGGCAACTTCAAACAGGCCGTCTATGGGGCCGTCATGGACCAGATGGTGGTGTCCTTCGACGGCACGAAGGAAGTGGGCCTGTCGTTCCAGGGACCTGCGGCGAACTACGCGGACGGTTCGACCGGTGGCGGCACCGTCCAGGCGAAGCCGGGGGCCCACACCACGGTCGGCAGCCCGGTCGGCGGCATGGTCGGCAACTTCCACGTGGACGGGAACGTGTTCCTGGTGATCGGGGCGAAGTTCACCCTGGCGAACCAGATCGAACTGCGGAACAAGGAACTGGGCACGGCCTTCGCCAGCGGGGTGGCGGGCCGGACCCAGGACCGGAAGATCAACGTGTCCCTGCAGTGCTACCTGGAAGACACCCGGCTGATGGGCATGGCCCGGACGGTGACCCGTGGCGTGCTGCGGTGCGTCGTCAACAACGTGAACGCGGGCATGCTGGGCGCGGTGGCCCCGTCGGTCGAATTCGAAATCCCCGACGTGGGCAACGAAATCGGCCCGAAGGAAGTGACCATCGAAGGGGTCTGTTACGCCACGAACGGGAACGACGGCCTGTTCCTGGGCGAAATCTAGACGCCCCGAGCGACGACCGAACGGCCGGCTGGGATGGTCCTGGCCGGCCTTTTTACGAAAGGGAAAAACCCGTATGGCGTTCGATATCCCCTACCACCGGCATCCTGGGTTCCGGCCGATCAACGACCTGGTGCCCGGCAACGACAATGCCGACAACCCCGTGGAATTCGACCTGGCCCCGGCCTGGGGTGCGGACCTGGCCCGGATCAAGTCCATCGTTCTGGCATCCCTGGGGCTGACCCAGACCAGCGACTGGTCCCCTGAAATCCAGGCGGCGGTGATCGCGGCCTTCGACAGCGGCGCGAAGGCATTCGTGAACACCGTGGAAGCCATTCGCGGCCTGACGATCCCGGCGGTAATGGCGGTGCGGGCCGGCCTACTGGTCGAAGTCCCGAAGGTGCCGGGCACCCTGACCCCTGACCCTGGGGCGAAGGTGCCGGTGACCACCGGCCTGGCCTTCAGCCTGATCTGCGGCGCGGTGCCGGCGATGGCCCTGCACGTGGCCACGAAGATCGCGGAGATCAGCCAGAAGACCGAAGTGGATCCCCGTTTTTTCGTGCAGCCTTCTGGTTCTGGTGGAACCGTGACGCGGGACACCCCAGCTACGACTGCCGGCAGTGCCCCGGCCACGTCCAGAAGGCGCGGAACTGCGGGCAAGCGTTCACGGCGGACGAAGTAGACCCAGGGGGAAAGCAGCACCCCTGGCACGTGCCCCAGCAGCCGGTCGAAGTGCAGAAGCTGGTGCAGGGCGGGAAGGTGCTGAAGTCGGTGGACCGGTTGGGCGGGGTCTTCCGGCCGGTGGTCGGGAAGGGGCAGCGGCCGGCCTACACGTGCGGGCCGAAGGTGGACGGGAAGGCGGCGGCCGACCCGGACCAGCTGCTGCTGTTCCAGTGCCCGGTCAGCGCGATCCCCGGTGAAGTCTTCGACCTGCTGGCCCTGTGGTGGTCCTGTCGCATGACGGGGCTGCCCCCGGTGGCCGGCGGGTTCCTGGCCCAGCCGGAAATCGTCCGGCGGACGTTTCCGATCTTCGAAGCCCTGATGCGGGGGGTGGAAACGAGCCGGCAGGCGAACGGCCCCCACCAGGCGGCGGGCCTGGCGGTGGCGGCCATGACGAAGGTGCTGATGGGGGGCGGACGGTGACCGAACGGTGGCAGGTCTGGGTGGCCAGGCAGGTCCTGGCCAGGAACAAGCGGGACGGGAAGACTGACCCCCCGATCATCGTCCGGGACCGGCGGGCCGAGCCGGGCCACGAATGGTTCATGGCCCAGGCGGTTCACTTCGAAGGGGGCTGGCTGCTGCATCACCAGGCATCCGGCGGGGTGTTCTTCCTGACCGACGGGCCGGTGCATTTCGACGGCCTGAAGCCGGGGATCGATCCGGACGCGACGAAGCCCGACCTGCTGACCGACTGAGGAACCAACGATGGCCCTGACCCGAACCGAAATCGAACTGCTGATCAACGCCCGGAACAATGCCCAGGCGGCGATGACTCAGCTGAACGACCAGGTGACGAAGGTGACCGGTTCGACCCAGCAGGCGAACCAGGAAATGGGCCAGTTCACCCAGAAGACGAAGGACAGCGGGGTGGCGGCAGGCGCGACCAGCGTGGCGGTCGGCCTGCTGGCCGAACGGATGGCGCGGGGCCTGGTCGGGGCCTTCCAGAACAGCATCACCGAAGCCAGCAAACTGGACGCGGGCCTGATCGGCCTGGGGGCGACGGCCAAAGCCTTCGGGACGAACGCGGGGGACGCCCAGAAGGCGGCCCAGCAGCTGGCATCCGACGGCCTGATGAACGTGGGCGAAGCGGCGGCCGGCCTGAAGAACCTGCTGGCCGGCGGGTTCAACCTACCCCAGGCCATCGAACTGATGAACCGGTTCAAGGATTCGGCAGCGTTCGGCCGGCAGGGGTCCCTGGAATTCGGCCAGGCCATCGTCGGAGCCACCGAAGGCATCAAGAACGGGAATTCGGCCCTGGTGGACAACGCGGGCCTGACGAAGAACCTTTCGAACATCCTGGTGGAAGCCGGGTTCAGTGCCCAGGACCTAAGCAAGGTGCAGTCCGATCTGAACGTGCGGACAGCCCTGTATAAGGGCATCCTGAAGGAAACGAACCCCCAGCTGGGTCAGACGGCCCTGTATCTGGAAACGGCGGCCGGCAAGCAGGCCCAGTTCAACAGCCAGGTGACCATCGCCCAGCAGCAGATCGGGAAGGCCCTGCAGCCGGCCCTGGCCGACACCCTGGCGGTCCTGACCCCGTTCGTGCAGAAGGTCGGGGAATCGGCGGATGTCCTGGTCCCCCTGGGCATGGCGGCGGCGGCCGTGGTGATCCCGATGGCGGCCCTGAAGGCGGCGACGGCCCTGGGGGTGACCCCGGCCCTGGCCGGCATGGCCCTGGCCACGAAGGAACTGACGGCGATGCTGGCGGCCGGCGGCGGGATCCGGAGCATCGCGGACTTCCGGGCGGGCATCCAGCTGGCCGGGGAGTCGGCCGGCCTGACGGCCGGGAAGCTGGGGGTGCTGGGGACGGCGGCATCCATCGCGGCGGCGGCCTTCGTCGGGTGGCAGATCGGGAAGGTGATCGACCAGCTGACGGGGGCATCGTCGGCGGTGGAGAACCTGACGAACAAGATCACCGGCTGGAAGCGGGCCCTGGACGACCAGACGGCCGGCGCGAAGCAGGACGTGATCAACCGGGCCCTGGCGAACGGCGCGAAGGCCGGGATCGAATACGGCGCGGCGGTCGAATACAACACCAGGGTGGAAGCGATCCGGGCGGCCGGGTTCGACAAGTCGGCGGCGGCCCAGCGGGCGCGGATCGATGCCGAACAGGCCCTGGGTCGGATCACGGTCGAAACGGCGAACGCCCAGCGGGCGGCCCTGGACGCGGAAGCCCAGACGGCAGCGATCCGGGAAAAGCGGCAGAAGTTCACCGACGTGGTGGCGGCCACCGAAAAGAAATTCCGGGACGAAATCGCGGCCACCGGCTACACCCAGGCCGAACTGCTGAAGAACCTGAAGGCGAACGAATCCGGGTTCGAAGCCTGGGCGAAGACCGTCCAGCTGTCCGACGGCACGGTGAAACGGCTGAAGGAAAGCCTAAAGGCCCAGGACGACCAGCAGAAAAAGAACACCGAAACCACCAAAAAGGCGGCCGAAGAACAGAAGAAACTGACCCAGGAACTGGAAGCCACGGCAGGGGTGATCAGCGGCGAAACCCTGATGGGGAAGCTGGCCGACCTGCAGAAGCTGCTGGACGCGGCCGGGAAGATCAGCACCCCGGCCCTGGCCACGGCGGTCCGGAACCTGTGGCCTGAATTCGAAAAGCTGGCCCAGCAGGCGAAGGACGCGGGGTTCAGCACCAGCCTGGTGGATGACATCTTCAAGCGGGCGGCGAAGTCGGCCGGCGTCCTGATCGAAGGGACGCGGGACCTGCGGGGGCTGATGCTGCAGATCCCGAGTGCAGCCCTGCCGGCGAACCAGGCCCTGATCGCCCAGGCCCAGGCGGCCGAGCAAACGAACCGGGCGTATACGTTCTTCGGGCTGAACACCCCCGAGCAGCTGAAAAAGGCAGCGAAGGCGGCCCAGGACAACTTCGCCATCCTGTCGGCATCGGGCACGGCCAGCACCCAGGAACTGAAGGTGGCCTACCAGAAGATGATCGACGCCCAGAAGGCGGCGACCGGCGAACTGCCGACGTTCTGGCAGACCCAGGTATTCCCTGGCATCAAGCGGACCCTGGAAACCCTCAACACGGCGGTGCAGGGGTCGTTCGCCCAGATGTTACTGGGGGCCAAAGGGTTCGGGGAAGGGTTCGCGGATATCTGGCAGTCGATCAAAAAGTCGGTGCTGAACATTCTGAACGAAATCCTGTCGGCCTTCGTGGGGTCGTTCCTGAAGGGTCTGATCGGTGCGATGTCCGGCCAGCAGGGGGCGTTCGGGAAAGCGTTCGGCAGCCTGTTCGGTGCCGGCGGGATCCCCGGCCTGGGCAGCGTGTTCGGCGGCGGCGCGGCGGCGGCCCTGCCGGGCACGATGATCCCGATCAGCACGGCCGGCCTGGGCGGTGGCGGCGCGGCCGGCGCGGGCGCGGCGGGGGCCGGCGGCGCGGGAGCCCTGGCGGGCATCCTGGGCGGTGCGGGCGCGGCCGGCGGCGGCCTGCTGCTGGGGATGCTGGGTAAAAAGCTGTTCGGCGGCGCGGGCTGGAAGGCGGGCGGGTTCGGGGCCGGCGCGGGGTTCGGGGCCGGCGCGGCCATTGGGTCCGTGGTGCCGGGCATCGGGACCCTGGTGGGCGGCGGCATCGGGGCCCTGGCCGGGCTGATCGGTGGGCTGATCGGCGGGGGGAACGACACGAAAAAGGCGCGGGACCAGTTCGCCCAGCAGCAGTTCGGCCTGCAGGATCAGACGGCCCTGTGGGCGATGCTGCGGGAAAAGCTGGAACCGGCGGTGGCGGACGCCCTGCGGGATCGGGCCCTGAACAAGATCGGCAAAAAGGACAAGGAAGCGAACGCGGCCTGGATGGCCGACGTGATCACGGCCCTGGAAAAGGCGGCGGCGAAGGAACGGGACCTGGCGGCGGCGACCCAGGAAAAGGCGGAAGCCGACGAAGCGGCCGTGGCGGCGGCGAAGTCCAGGGTGGAAACGATCAACGCATCCCTGTCCGATCTGGACGAACAGGTCCGGAAGCTGAACGAATCCGAAGCCCCCGAGGAAGTCATGGGGGAAGTCGAACGGATCGCACGGGCCCGGATCGACGCGGAACGGAAGGTCCTGGAAGAACAGAAGCGGGCGGCCGACGAAGCCCTGGCGGCGGCGACGGCGGCGGCCGAAGCGACGGCGGCGGCCTACGAAAAGGCGGCCGAAGCGGCCCAGGCGGCCTTCAGCGGGATCCGGTTCCCGGACGGCAGCCCTGGAAAGGAATCCCCGGAAACCCCGGAAGGCGCGGCGGCCGGCGGGGTGATGGCCAGCCGGCCGGGCCTGGTGATCTTCGGGGAAGGCGGGGAAACGGAAGTCGGCGGGCCGGCGTCGTTCTTCCGGCGGATCTTCGAACAGATCGGAGTGGGGAGCGGCGGCGGCGCGGGCCTGGGCGGCGGGCTGACCATCCAGGTGAACGCCCCGATTACGGCCATGAGCCCGGACGGGGTGACGGACGCGATCCGGAACGTGCTGCTGCCGGGCATCGTCACGGCGGTCCGGGACAACGTGCGCGGCAGCCGGACGGACTTCCAGGAAATCGTGGGGGCATCGAATGGGTAGGGCGATCTACTCGAAATACAGCGACTACGTGGGACCGAACGCCACGGTGACCGTGAACACCGGGACCGAAGACCTGACCTACCCGGCGGCGAACCTGGTGAACCGGATCCCGAGCCTGCCGGCCCAGCTGACCGGCACCAGCGGGTCCTGGGTGCTGGACTTCGGCGCGGCCCAGCGGGTGGACTGGGTAGGCATCCCGCATCACAACCTGGACGCGGGCCTGTCGGTCCTGATCCAAATGAACGCCACGAACGCCTGGGGCGGCCCGTCCTTCAGCCAGGCGATCACGATCCCGGCCTACCAGCAGGACGGGTTCAACCCCGGCCCCTGGCTGGACCTGACCGGGCTGGCGGGCTACTCTGCCGGCGGGTTCCGGTTCCTGCGGCTGCTGATCAACGCGGCGAACAGCCAGGCCGTGAAGATCGGGGAACTGATGGTGGTGTCGAACAAGCGGGTGCTGGAACCGAACATCAACTGGCCGGCGAAGAAACCGGTGCAACGGCCGATCATCGAAAACGTGACGGACTACGGGGTCAGCACGATCTACGACCTGGGGGTGACCCGGCGGCGGTGGGGCGGCGACCTGGACACGTCGGACGCCATCGCGGCGACGATGCTGGACTGGTGGTTCGGGACGCGGGGCCGAGCCCGGCCCCATGCCTTCGTGCCGGACGAATCGGTGAACGAAGCCTGGCTGGTCCGGTTCGCGGACGACCAGGTGGACCTGACCCAGGAAGTCGTAGACCGGAATTCGATCCCCCTGTCGATCCAGGAAGTCAGCCGGGGGCTGTTCCTGTAATGCCGTCCGACGTTCGCACAATCCGCCTGGGTCTGGACTACAAATACAACATCGGATCCGCATGTTCCCCGACGGGAGCGAACAACGTGCATATCAGCACGTTCGGGCCGGTGGTCACCTACGTGTCGGCGGTGATATCGTCCGGCACCCCACCCCCAGGCATGGCCCCGGCGGTCTGCGGTGGCGGGTCGTCTACGCTGAACATGAACGGGACGCCCCAGGCACTGGGCACCTACGTGTTCCAGATCGATGCCACGATGTCGGACAGTTCCCATATCTTCTGGGACTGCACCCACACGGTGGACCTGATCGTCGGATGCCCGACCATCGTGCTGCAGCCGATCCCGGCGGACATGCCGGACGGTTACATCGATCAGATTTTCGAACTGCAGTTCAACGGGTCGGCGGGCGTGGCCCCGTTCGTCTTCGACATCCTGAGCGGCAGTCTGCCCCCTGGCCTGACGTTCACGGCGGCCGGCCTGCTGTCGGGGATCCCGACCACCCTGGGCACCTACAACTTCGTGATCCGGCTGATCGATCAGAACGGGTGCACGGCCGTGTCGGCCTACGCGATGGACATCACCGTCGGATCCGAAGTCGATCTGGACGGCGGGGGCGGCACCGGGGGCCTGACGGGCGAAGACACCCCCCTGGTCTGGGTCGAATTCAGCCTGATCGTCGGGGCCTTCAGCCAGGTCTACCGATGGGCGAAGGTGGACCTGGCCGACCGGTCCACCTACTTCGGCGGGTTCAAGCAGGCGCGGCTGCTGATGGCCGGGTCGATCCGGCGGGCCCTGTCGGACTGGCGGGGGAACTACGAAGCGGCCAGCTGGACGATCACCATGAGCGATGCGGACCGGCTGCTGCGGGGCCTGCTGGCCGGCGCGGACAGCCGTTACATGCTGAACAAGTTCGCCCTGATGCGGATGATCAGCGATGCCGGCCGGCGGCTGCTGCAGATCCCCAGGATCGTGGCCATCGGTATCCTGCGGGACTACCAGCCGATCAATCCCCTGCAATTCAGCCTGACCTTCGAAGACTACCTGGCCCTGTTCACCGGCCTGGGCAGCCAGGAAAAGGCGATCCCGAAGCGGCAGATCCCCCTGGCGGACTTCCCGGACTGCCCGGTGTCGAACCGAAAGCTGCCGGTGCCGGTCTGGTATGGGGACCTGAGCAGCGGGCAGAGTGCCACGGCGGCCCCGGTGATCACGGGCGATCCCGACCGGGGGTTCTACACGGACGAAGGCTACTTCGTCGGCGGCTACGGGAACCTGGCATCGGACGTGGACCCGACCACGGTGGTCGTTATCGGGGAAGGCAGCCCCGGCAGCGGCAGCATGTCGAACGACGTGCCGAACGGGACCTGGGGCGTGATGATCACGGGCGTGGACGCGGATGATCGGGAGTCGGACCCGTTCCCGTTCTACCATAACCAGCCTGGCGGCGGCGGCCGGGGGTCGTTTCCCCTGGTGGTCCCGACGGTGGCCCTGAGCGACGGCACCCGGAAGATCACGGTGTCCTGGGACGCCATGACGAACGCGGTGAAGTATCGGGTGTATCTGGGCTGGTATTACTACGGGTTTTCGGTGCAGCAGGCCATCGAAACGGCCAGCCTGTCCTGCGAATTCACGACGGCCCCGTCCTGGCTGACCCCTTCGACCCCGGCGAATACGACCCCGGCGGCGACGTATCCGATCTGGGGCCAGGGCTGGACCTACCGGGTGGCGGCCCTGATGGCCGACGGCATCACGGCCCTGTCGGCCGACTGCACGAACATCAGCATGGGCTACCGGCGACTGCTGCGGGTGCAGTGGCAGCCGATCAGCGGGGCCCTGGAATACTACGTCTACCGGTATCCCCGGCTACCAGGGGCATCGGCGGATCGGCAGTGGACCATTTCGGCGGCCCAGCTAGACGGCAACGGCATCCCCTACTTTGACGACGACCTGCTAGACACCGGAGCCACGATCATCGACGGGGTGGACACCGACACCGGCAACGTGCCGGTGATCTACGTGGGCACCAGGGTCGATGATTCGGGGTCGGCGGCCGGCACCTGGTTCGCGTTCCTGATCTGCGGCCATGCGATCAAGGAAATCACGGCGGTCTTCCAGGGCGGTATCCAGGTGGATCCTGGCAACTTCGGGGTGACCTTCGCGGTGCCGGGCCACCCTGGGTTCAGCGGCTACTTCAGCGCGGACCCCGGCGATCCCCAGTATCGGGACATCAACGGACATCGTTACACCCTGCTGTATGTCCGGGGCCCCCAGGGTGAGCAGGCGAAGGACGGCAGCAAACCGATCACGGTGAACCTGAAGGGGATCGAAGACGTGGGCGACGGGTCCGGCGACCTGATCACCGATGCCTTCGACGTGCAGCTGCATGCCTATCGAAATTGGATTTTCGGGGACTACCAGACCGGCGACTGGCCGAGCAGCGGGCCGACCTGGCCGAACAGTAGCCCGGCGGTGCAGGTGATCGATGATGCCAGCTTCGCAGTGGCGAAGGCGGTCTGTTCGACGCGGATGGCCGGCGGCTACACGGCGGCCTTCGGCATGGGCGTGGACGGCGAATTCCTGCAGGTCCGGGACTGGATCCAGCGGTTCAATCTCTCGTGTGCCTGCTGGTCCGGGTTCAGCCGGAAGTCTCAGTGGATGGTGCGGGTGATGGACGACAGCCTGGCCCCCCTGGACGCGGCCGAGCGGTTTACCGACGTGCGCGACGTGTTCGGGGCCCCGGATGTCCACGACAGCCCGAACGACCTGGAAAACGTGGTGGTGTATTCGCACACCCGGAAGTGGGCCCTGAAGACCTGGGGCGGCATCGACCAGGAAACCCCGACGGCGGCCCAGCAGCCGACCGATCCCAGTATCGTGAAAAGCGGCCAGACGAAAAAGTCCCGAACTATCGAAATGTGGCTGGTCCGGAACGCGACGATGGCCGGCGACGTAGCCCAGCGGCGGCGGCTGCTGACGAAGGAACCCCCCCGCACGGTGGTGTTCACGGTCGGCCTGCGGGGCATGCAGGTCGAACTGGGCGACGTGGTGAAGCTGACCACGGCCCAGGGCATCGGGTCCAGCGGCTGGGAAGACCGGGCGATCTTCATCACCCGGCACGAACTGAACCCGGACCGGCTGACGGTGCGGCTGGAAGGCATCGACGTGGGGCGGATCTTCGCGGGGGCCTTCATCCTGGGCGACGAAAGCAGCCTGCCGGCGACCTGGACCAGTGCATCGACGGCCCAGAAACGCTACGGCTACCTGGGCGACGAAACCACGGAAGAATTCAGCGACGGGGTGGCGGCGAAGCGGCTACGGTAAACCGACGGCGCGGGCAGATCCGCCTGAACCGTCTTATGGGGTAAGACCTTCACGATGGGCGACTAGATGGCCTGGAACACTATAGTGGCGGCGGTCCTGGACGACGTGTTCGGGTATCAGGGGTTCAACAAGTTCCGTGAGAACCTGATCGCCCTGTCCAGTCGAAAGGCGATCCATCACCTGGGCGGCAGCCGGACGGTCAGCCTGCCCCAGGTGGCGAGTGCCCAGGACGCCATCGACTACCACGACATCGAACTGGACGGCGGCAACCTGGGCGGGTTCACGAAGCAGCTGCGGGTCGAATGCCGGGCCGGGGCGGGGACGGCGGTGACTCCGAAGCTGCGGAACGTGACCGACAGCACGGACGCGGGCACGGGGGCCAGCTGCACGGGGACGGCGGCCGACTACACGGGAACGAACCAGAAGCAAACGATCACGGTGACCCTGGCGGCCGGCGTCAAAAAGTATCGGCTGATGGGGACCCCGGCGAATACCACGGACCCGACGTTCGTGATCGGGCACCTGGAAGTCTTCACCACGTCGTAGACAGCGAAAGGGAAGCGGGACATGGAACAGCGACGGCGCGGCAGCTGGTGGGCGAATCTACGGCTGTGGAAGCCGGGCCCGGCGGCGATCATCCTGATGGCCCTGGTGTTCATGGCCCAGGTCGGGTTCTATTCGAAGATCCGCCTGAACCAAGCCTGCACGATCCAGACGGGCAGCGGCACCCCCGAAGGGACGGTGACCGGGGCGGTCTGCGATCTGTATCTGCGGACGAACGGCGGCACCGGGACGACCCTTTACGTGAAGGAATCCGGCAGCGGGAACACGGGCTGGGCCCCGGCCGGGTCCGGGACCGGCAGCGGCACCGTGGTCCGGAAGACGGCGGACGAATCGGTCACCAGCAGCACCACCCTGCAGAACGACGACCACCTGACCGTGGCGATAGGGGCCAGCCAGGTGATGGCGATCCGTTACATCCTGTTCGTGGATGCCGGCGCGACGGGGGACCTGAAGCTGGGGCTGTCGGTGCCGGCATCGGGCACCTACCGGTGCGGCGCGGGCCACGTGTCGAACAACGTGTCCAGTTCGTTCGCGGTCCAGGCGACCAGCACCACGTCGGTCAGTGTCGGCGGCCTGGGGGCGGGGACGATCTACGAATACGTGCTGGACTGCACGGTGGTGAATTCGACCACGCCAGGGAACGTGGTGCTGCAGTTCGCCCAGGATGTCAGCGACGGGACGGCCACCACCCTGAAGACGAACAGCGTGGCGATGGCCGGCAGCCCGAGCGGCGGCGGCGGGACCACCTACAGTGCCGGCGACGGCATCAGCCTGGCCGGCGACGTGATCAACCTGGTCCTGGACGGGGCCAGCCTGACGAAAAGCGGCAGCGGGCTGAAGGTCACGAATCCGTTCGTGTCCCCGAGTGCCCAGAACGTCAACACCAGCGAAACCCAGGCATCGAATACCGCCTATGGCGACCTGGCCACGTCGGGCCCGGCGGTAACCCTGACCACCGGCACGTCGGCGGTGGTAGCGATCAGCAGCGGCGCGATCAAGGGGTCGGGCGGCAATTCGGCGTTCGTGGCGGTGGACGTATCGGGGGCCACGACTATCGCGGCGGCGGACGGGAACGGGGTGGTGATATCCGAATACGCGGCCAGCCACAACCTGAGCATGGCCAGGACCTTTGTGATCACTGGCCTGAACGCGGGGTCGAATACCTTCACCCTGAAGTATAAAAACGACGGCGGCGGCACCTGGACGTTCTTCAACCGGTCCATCGTGGTGTGGCCATGATCCGGGCCGGCTACGATCTGCTGCGGGCGGCGGTGGCAGCGGCGGCCCTGCTGGCAGCCCCGTCCGTGAATTCACTACTGGTGCCGGTGCCGGCGGCCCAGGCGACAGCGACCAGCGAATCCCAGGGGGGAACGATGCCCAGCGTGGACCCGAACCAGATCACCCTGATGCAGTGGGCGGCGAAGGAAGCCCCGGCCTACGTGGTGATCCTGGTGATCCTGTTCTTCTACCGGCGCGACTGGAAGACAGCCGTGGACTTCTGGCGGGACCAGCATACGATCACCACGAAGATGGTCCAGGAAAACACCGTGGCCCAGACGGAAACGGCGGCAGCCCTGCGGGAGAACACAACCGTGGTGCACCAGGCCAAGCACGTGATGGCGAAGTATCTGCCCGAACGGCGGGACGCATGACCCCCCTGGATCGGCTGAAGGAAGCCCTGCCCGAATCGGACATCCTGGCCCTGACGGCCTGGGCGGAAGCCAGGGGCGACTGGAACCAGGGAAACAGCAGCGTGGAAGAACGGATCGCGGTGATGTCCGTGATCCGGAACCGGGTGGCCAGTCCGGCCTGGTGGGGGCGGTCCTACCGGGACGTGTGCCTGAAGCGGGCCCAGTTCAGCTGCTGGCTGGACAATCCGGCGGACGCGAACCACGTGGCCCTGGTGGCCCTGGCCCGGCTGGTGGTGAACGGGCCGAGCGGCGATCCCGTCTACGACGAAACCCGGTTCCTGGCCGACGGGATCCGGCGGTCCCTGATCCTGGACCGGACGAAGGGGGCGGATCACTACTACGCCCCGAAGGCGATGGTGCCCAAGGGGTCCGCCCCGAAGTGGGCGAAGACCCCGGCCGGCGTCGTCATTCCGCCCCTGGTGATCGTGGGCGACCAGCATTTCTACAACCTGGGGGCTGACGGCATAATCTGATGCCCGAGCCCTGGACGCCAGCCGAATCGGTAGGCTGCCCGTTCTGCGGCGGCCTGCCGGCGGCCAGCTGCTGCCGGTGCCGGGGCAGCCGGCGGGTGACGTTCACCTGGGACCTGCTGACGAATGCCTGGGACGTGCCGGGCTGCCAGTGCGACACGTGCCGGTCCCTACGCGGCCGGCGGCAAGCCATCGACCGAAAGGCGGGAACATGACGCGAAGCTGGACACCCCCGACCCCGAACGGATTCTGGCCGGAACTGACCGTGGTGGGGGAACGAATCTTCCTAGCCTACGGGAACGCCCAGGTGTATCTGACCGAATTCCGATGGTCCCCGGTGGCCGGCCTGGTGCAGGTCCGGCATCAGCTGATCGACGGGGATCGGGCCTGGATGCCCTGCTGGATCCGGCCGGGCATCCTGACCTGGTTTTCCGAACAGACGAACATCCGGTGGGAACTGGACGCGACGGCGGCCGACTGGCGGCCCGTGGCGACAGCCGACGACCCGGCGATGGTGCGGCAGAACCCGACCCCGAAGTGGGCCGACGGCGGCCACTGGTGCGGCTGGCTGGCGGACCGGGGGACGGACTTCCGGCTGGTCTGGGACGGCCAGGTGAAGGGGCTGCTGAAGGGGCCCGGTCACGTGGCCGGCCCGTTCCTGGCGGCATCGGACAGCTACCCGGACCCGAACAATGCGATCCAGACCTGGAAGGACGGGAAGCCGGGCCCGGTGCATCCGTGCCTGACACCCCTGAACTACCTATCGGTCGGCCCCGACGGACACCTGGCCTATGGGTTCGTGGACCTGGCATTCATCGACCCGTCGGGCACGAACCAGCGGATCGCGTGCACCCCGTGGCGGACCGAAGGGGTCGGAGCCTTCAGCCGACATCCCGACGGCACCCCCTGGGTGGCCACCCTGACCTGGAACGACCCGACCGGCTACGTGGCCGTCCTGCTGCGGCCCTGGCCGGATGGGGGCATGCCAGGGAAGGCGGCCCTGGTAGTAGAAGCGGCGGCGATCCATGTGTCGTTCCTTCCGTTCGGGGACCAGTGGCTGGTGGCCACCTGCGGCGACCGTGGCCAGGGCCAGCTGCAGGCGGTGCCCCTGAACACTCCCCTGCAGGTGCTGCAGCCCCGAGTGCCGGCCCAGGGGACGAAATACCTGGGCTACTACTACGCGGCCGGCCGGTATGGTGACTTCCGACCGATGCAAAATTGCACCCAGCTGGCCCTGGACAACTTCAGCGTGGACACCGTGATCCCCCCGGACGCCCCGGCGCGGATGCGGGCGGCAGCCCTGCAGGCCGGCGCGATCTTCATCGGGAACCGGGCGGCTGACTACGGCGCGATGTCCAGCCGGTGGGACCTGGTGCACGGCATCATGCTGCCGGAAGGGACCGTGGCCGGCATGGAAGCCTGGGCCAGGGAAGTCCGGCAGGACCTGGCCAGTTTCCAGCTGGCGGCCAAGCCGGTGATCGGGACGGTGATGCCCACCCAGGTCTTCGATCCCGGCTGGCGAGTGCCGGCGGGCGTGGACGCCCTGGCCGTGGAAATCTACTTCGACGGCCCGGCCCCGACCTACGGCGACCAGCTGCGGGTGACGGCCCAGCGGATCGACCAGGTGCTGGCCCGGACGGTGCCGGTGCCGGTGATCCTGGTGCCCCAGTGCTACGACCGGAACGGGAAGCCCCAGTGGCAGACCCAGGCCGGGATCGATGCGATGGAAGCGATCACGGCGGCCTGCCTGGCTGTGACCCACCCCAGGGTCCTGGGCTGCTGGTGGTTCGCGTATAGTCGGCCGGGCGGGGTTCGGGACTACCCGGTCCTGGAAACCTGGCACCGGCCGGCGGTGGCACAGGCGACCCGGCCGGCGGGCCTGCCGGTGAAGCCGGACGGCGGCCACCTGACGGCGACGATCACGGGCTACAGCCCGAACGCGGGGGACGCCCCCCTGGCGGTGACAGCGGTGGCGAAGGTGACCAGCGGCCAGGCCGACCGGCTGATCTGGCGGTGGCGGACGGTCGGCAGTTCCACGTGGAACGTGGACGCGGTGAACAGCCCGAGCGATCCGGACCATACCTACCGGTTCGCCCTGCCGGGCAGCTATGAAATCAGCCTGCGGGTCGAAGGCCCGGCGGGCGCGGATGAAACCGGCCTGCAGCGGCTGGTGACCGTTTCCGAAAAGGACGACCCTGTGGATCCCGACCAGCCGACCGACACGATCACGTTCCTTTGCCACGACGGGGTGCACAACCTGGCGGTGGAAGCCGGCGGCCCGAACCGACTGGTGGCGACCCGAACCCCAGACCAGCAGCCGGGCAGCCAGCGGTTCACGGTGGTGAAGGCGAACGGGCCCGACCCGGCCCTGGCCTACGTGGGGTTCCAGGGACCGAACGGCCGGTGGGTGTCGGCCGAGCAGGACGGCACCCTGACCTGTAACCGGGAACGGCCCGACGGCTGGATCCCGGAAGCCTGGGAAGCGTTCGAACACCGAGCGATGCCCGGCGGCGCGGCGGCCTTCCGGACGTGGCGCGGCCTGTGGGTCACGGCCGAAGGCGGCGGCGGCGGCGACGTGACGGCGATCCCCAGGGGCGGCAGCGACCAGGATCCGGGGATCTGGGAAACCTTCATGCCCAGCAGCCCGATCAGCGGCGGGGGGTCCGGCGGCGGGGGCACCCTGGTCGGCCGGCACGGCATCGTCCGGGCATCGGGCCAGGTGCTGGTGGATGACGACGGCCCGTTCCTGGCCATCGGCACCACCCTGTTCCCCCTGGGGAACCGGTTCAAGTTCGCCCTGGACCAGCTGCGGCAGAACCTGGCCTACCTGAAGGGGAAGGTGCATTACGTGCGGGCCCTGGCCGTGGTCGGCGGGAAGTCCTGGGAAGACCGGCCGATGGATCCTACGTGGCCGGACTGGGCCCAGGTGATCGCGGGCGCGACGGACCTGGCATATGACGACTACGGCATCCGGGTGCAGTGGTCCGTCTTCGGCGGCCTGGACTTCTGCCCGAAGCGGGAAGACCGGGACCGGGTGGTCCAGCAGCTGGGCCAGGTGATCGCGGCGCGGCCCCACAAAGTGATCAGCATCGAAGTGATGAACGAAGCCTGGCAGAACGGGTTCGGGGACAAGCGGGACGAAGCGAAGGCCCACTGCCGGACCCTGCGGCAGCTGACCCCGTGCCTGGTGTCGGTCACGGCCCCGGCCGAGCAGCCGAGCGAAGCGGCGATGGCGGCCGAAATCGAATCGTGGTATCGGGACGCGAACGCGACAGCGATCCCTGGCCACCTGTCCCGATCCCAGAACGGCAGCGGCGGCCTGTGGCGGCCGGTGCGGCAGCCCTGGGAAGTGCAGTTCTGGGGCGGGAATCCGCCCCGGCTGTGGGACGACCAGGAACCCATCGGGCCGAAGTCGTCCGTGGCCCAGGACGACGATCCGGAACGGCTGGCCACGTCGGCGGCGGTGGCGTGGACCTGCGGGATGGCGAAGTATCTGCTGCACACGGGCGCGGGGGTGCGGCTGGGCGGCGCGGCCGACCAGGGCCGGCGCGAAGCGAACATCTACGAAGTCACGAACATCGACGCGATCCTGGGCGGGATCAACCGGATGCACGCGATCATGCCGGCGGACGCCCCGGCCGGCAGCCGGCAGAACAGCAATGTGAAGTTCCCGGACCACCCGTTCGACTACCGGGAACTGCCGGAAGACAAGGTGCTGCGGGTCTACGCGACGAACCTGGGGGACCGGTTCGTGGCCTGCTGCATCCAGGTGATGGCGACGATCAACCTGAAGGCGAAGCGGAACATGCACGTGAAGGTCTACCACCCGGTCAGCGGCGATCTGCTGATCGACCAGGACCTGGCGGCTGGCCAGGCGGTGCAGGTCAGCGGGCCCCCGGCCGGCGCGGGCTACGTGGTGATCGGGAACTACCGGTAACAAACGAAAGGACAGGGACAAAACATGGGGAGACTGGAAGCAAAACACTGGGGCCTGATCGCGGCCTTCCTGGCGGCGACGGCCACGGCGATGGCGGGCCTGGATCACTGGGGTGATGCCACGAAGCCGGCGGTGGTGGCGGGGTTCATCGGCCAGCTGGCGGTCCTGATCGGCAGCCTGTTCGCGGGAGCCCCCCCGAACCCGAACCACGATCCCCTGGACAACCCAGGGCGGCGGGTGACCGACCCGACGAACCGGCCGGCGGCCGGCCTGCTGCTGGTCCTGGCGGTGCCGGCGATGCTGGCGGCGGCGGCCTGTGCCGGGAACCAGGCCCCCCAGCTGTCCCCGGTCGGGCGGACGGCGGTGCAGGCCCGAGCGGTGATCCGGGCGGCGGACGCGGTGGTCACCGGTATCGACGTGGCCATGACGAACAAGCAGCTGCCGGCGGCGACCGGGATCAAGATCCTGCAGGCGATCCGGCAGGTCGGGGTCCAGGGCCAGACCCTGGCGGACGCCCTGGACGTGGCGGCCCTGGCCCAGGATGCGACGGCGAAGCAGAAGGGCCTGGACGCGGCGCGGGCAGCCCTGGCGGCCATCCAGGCTACACTGGTGGGGGCGGTCAGTCCGATCACGGACCCGGCGACCCGGACCCAGGTGGACAGCCTGCTGAAGCAACTGACGGACTCCGTGCTGCTGGTCCAGCAACTGCTGGCGGCGGTCTGACGAAAGGACGAACATGGCACCGACACAAGGCGCGATCCCAGGGGTCGATACGGTCCTGGGGACCATCGGCCAGGTGAACCAGCTGCTGGGGGCGGGACTGACGATCCTGGCCACCTACAAGGCGGCGCGGGAACAGTGGAAGGCGGCCCACCCGACCGACCAGTCCCCGTTCCTGGAAGACCAGCAGCTGAACGACCTGCTGCGGATGGATGCGAAGTCCCTGGTGGCCCACGTGGACGACGTGATCCGGAAGCATACGCCCCCGACCGGCGACCCGACCGGCGGCGAATAAGCACCCCCACCGGCCGGGCGGGATCCCCTGCCCGGCCAAACACTTCCAGGGTATTTTCCAAAAAGTAAAAAAAGTGCTTGCGTCACGTCCTGGGATACGTATACTAGGAACATGACGAACGCGAACGGCACGGTGGTGGCGAAGGACGGCGTAGTAGTCGGACCGACGGCCCCCGATGCCACGGCGAAGTGCAGCCGGTGCGGCCGGACGTTCCCGGCGAAGTTCGTCTACTGCGTTTGTAAGGGCTGACCGAAACCGTTTTCCCCCGGCCACGGGCCGGCACGAAAGGGACCGACGTGAAGACCACCACCACCTTCGCCATCCTGAACGCCCAGCTGTCGGCCCGGCAGCATGCCGACACCATGCGGCAGTCCGTCCCCTACAACTTGCAGCGGCAGCTGCGGCTGGCCGGCGTCACAATCCGCCAGCTGGCGGCCTTCATGGACACCACCCTGGTCCGGGTCCGGGAAGTCCGGGCCATGTCCCAGGTGCCCTACCTGGTGGCCCTGGACTTCCAGGATGCTATCGAAGGGGTGGCCCTGCGGAACGCGGCGCGGGCCGAGCGGGCGGCCATCGTGGCGATCCTGCCGGCATCGTGGCGGCGGCAGGTGCGGGTGGCGACGTTCGCCAGCGCGGCCTGGTGCGCGAAGCAGCGGCGGCAGGGGGTGGCGTGATGCGGGCCACGGTGCCGGTGCCAGGGGCCTGGATGCTGTGGTCCTACGGATCCGGGGCGGTCCACGGAACCATCGGCCTGACCCGGAAGGCGGCGCGGGCGCGGCTGGCCGACCGGAAGGCGAACGGGGAAGCGTTCCCAGGCGAACGGATCCGCCTGGTCCGGCTGCAGGTGACGGTCCGGCACGATGGTCTGGTCGAAGGCTACCTGGTGAACGGCCCGAAGTTCCAGTGAAGGGGGACACGATGATCACGAAGACGGCGCGGGACTACTTTGCGGAAGCCTTCGAACCGGCCAGCGGCTGGACAGACCAGGCCGACCTGGACCGGGCGATCAAGCAGGTGAGCCCCACCCAGCTGCAGGTGATCGCCAAGCTGGGGGAAACCGGATCGTTCCTGGTCCGGGTCCAGGGCGGGTTCTGGACCTACGACGGCTGTGGCCTGAACGGAGCCGGCCACCCGAACTGGTGGGTGACCTGGCAAACCGTGCGGGCGATGGAAACGAAGGGCCTGCTGGTCCGGTCCTGGTTCTACACCGAAGCCTGGAAGGACCACCGGCACCTGCCGACGGCGGCGGATCGGGCCGAAGAAAAAAAGTAAAAAGAGTGCTTGCAATCGGTCGGCAGGTGCATATACTAGGAACATTACGCGGCTGCAGCCACTGGCTGCCACGAAAGGAAGCGAACATGATCACGGACGCCCTGAAGCAGACCCTGGCCAGCAACTGCTGGCAGACCAGCCCGAACAATATCCACAACCTGCCCGGCATCGAACTGCTGACGGCCGGCCCCGGTGCCTGGGGCCCGGTCTACGGCCAGTCCATGCACTACGTGCACCCTGGGTTCGTGGTCCTGAAGCGGATCACCACCCCCCGGCCCGGCACGGACTTCGTGGACTATTCGTTCGAAGTGCTGCTGGTAGCGGCCACGTCGGACGACCTGGTGGCCTGGCTGAAGGTGAACGGCAAGCAGTCGGAAGGGGGCCTGTAAATGGCCCCCCGGTTCGTCCACCACGACGGCGGCCGGAAGGCGGCCGGCTACAAGGGCACGGCGGACGATTGTGTCGTCCGGGCGGCGGCCATCGTGACCGGCCGGCCTTACCAGGAAGTCTACGACCTGGTGAACCGGCTGGCCCAGGGGGAACGGCGCGGCCGGCGGAAGCGTGGCGTATCTTCGGCCAGAACAGGGGTCTACAAGGGCACCACGGCGAAGCTGATGGACGCCCTGGGCCTGGTCTGGACCCCGACGATGCAGATCGGCAGCGGGTGCACGGTGCACCTGAAGGCCAGCGAACTGCCGGCGGGCCGGCTGGTGGTGTCCGTGTCGAAGCACGTGACGGCCGTGATCGACGGGGTGGTCTACGACACCCACGATCCGAGCCGGGACGGGACCCGGTGCGTATACGGCTACTGGCAGGCGGTGCGGTGATGCGCTACTACGACGAACCCGGCCACGTCTACCAGGGGGACCATAAGACCGTGCTGAAGTGGCGACGGGCGGACGCGGCGCGGGATGCGGCGGCCTTCGGGGGCCAGGCGAAGATGGCCCTACGGATCGCCATCGAACGGAGCACGAACCCGGCGGACCCCTGCTACGGCCAGGCGGTCCAGCTGTTCGCGGACGATGCCTACAAGGCGGCCGTTCGGGCGGCGCGGATCGCCCGGATGCGGATCGACCTGGATCCCCTGACGGTCCCCCAGCACCGGATGCTGGCGGTGATCGCGGCGAAGACCGGGCCCGACGGCTGGGCCGACTGGAACGACGTTTACAACGCCTGGGATCCGGGGAACGTGCCGGTGCAGTTCGCGGCGAAGGCGGCGGCGGCCTGCTGGAAGGTCCTGGCATCCAGGAACCTGGTGGAAACCGACTACAACCGGCCCGACCTGGTGCGGGTGGTGAAGGGGGCATGATGGGGTCGATCCGGCGCGAACGGTTCACGGTGCAGTGGGAAACCCGGCCGACGAAGCCGACGGAAGGCGGCCACGGGTTCACCACGGACTTCGCGGCCACCCCGACGATCCACACCCAGGACGTGATCGTGGAAGTGGACATGGGCGAACTGGCCAGGCGGCTGGGCACGAAGGCATGCAAGTCTGCCGGCGGCCGAGCGGTGGCGGCCAGCGGCCTGGTGAAGGTGAAGGCGGAAAAGGGGACCCGTCGGTCCCGGCTGAAGGGGGCATAATGGCGAAGACTTCGACCCAGGTGGCGGCCGGCATCATCAAGCTGGCCCTGACGGACGTGGACAACGTGGTGGCCACCCTGCGGGCGGTCCAGAAGGACCTGGGCACGAACGCCCAGCTGGCGGTCGGCATCGACCGGCTGGTGGCGGCGAACGCGGACCTGAACAAGTTCGCGGACAAGCTGCGGGGCTGACGATGGCTGACGGCCTGATGCTGCCGACCCGTTACCTGGCCTGGTTCGCCAACGTCTGGGCGACCCGCTATCGGTCCAGGTTCGTGGTGGCCTGGGCCTGCCACTACTGCGGGAAGCAGATCCGGACGAATACGGCCGGGGGCCCAGTCTCACGTGACGATGCACGTGCGAAAGGGGATCACCACGGCGATGGTCAGGCGGGCGGCAGCTATTCGAAGGGGCGAACATGGCGATCAGTGATCGGCAGGCGGCGGCGATCCGTCGACGGAAGCAGCAGGAACGGTTCGACCGGGACCAGCAGGCCGAGCGGGCCAGGCTGGGCCTGGTGATGCCGACATCGGCCGACCAGGTGCCGGACGACCCTGACCTGGTGGGCTGGTTTGCGAAGTCCCTGACGACCGTGAAGGGCCAGAACCACGTGTGCATCCGGTGCCGGCCCGACGGCGGCCTGACGGTGTATCCGGTCTATCGGAACATGCTGGCGGCCACCCAGCCGTGCACCCTGTGCGGGACGCGGCTGGAAACCATCGTCCGGGAAGGGGTTACCGGGACAGAAAAAAAGTAAAAAAAGTGCTTGCGTTCGTCCGTGGAATCCGTATACTAGGAACATATCGCAGCCACTGGCTGCCACGAAAGGGACGACATGAGCATCACCACCTACTTCGAACGCGGCAACCTGGTCAGCGTGGACTTTCAGGACGGCACCCCGGTATTCCCGGCGGCCATCATCGCCAGCCGATACGAATACCACCAGGGCCTGGGCGACGAAGTGACCGTGTTCAACCTGGAAGACCTGACCGACGGGACCAGCGTGCAGCTGACCCTGGACGAAATGAACCGGTTCGTTTCCATCATCGACTGACCCGTAACCAGCAGCCCCCGGCCACCGGCCGGCACGAAAGGACAGCCATGACGATCACCACCGACACCCCCCGCGTGAACCACCAGATCGGCCAGGACTTCATCCTGGCAGGCGCGGCCATCTTCACGATGGTCGGCAAGGACACCCGGTTCACCTACCGGGTCAGCCGGAAGGACCCCGAGCCCGGCAGCCGTTACACCCAGCCCACCTACTTCGTCGGCCTGCTGACCGGTTCGAACAACGAAGCGGACTACAGCTACCTGGGCATCCTGGATCCCCTGACCGGCTACGTGCGCCTGACCAGGAACAGCCGGATGACCGTGGACGCCCCGGCGGTGAAGGCCATCCAGTGGGCCCTGCCCCGGATCTGGGCGCGGGCGGCGATGCCCCCGGCGTTCGCCATCATGCACGTCGGGAAGTGCGGCCGGTGCGGCCGGACCCTGACGGTGCCCGAGTCTATCGCCAGCGGCATCGGGCCGGACTGCGCGGGGAAGATGGGGCTGGCCACCGGGGCCGGCCCCCGGCCCAGCCTGACGGCCCTGGCGGCCCAGGTCCAGACCACCACCGGCACGGCCCTGTTCGACGGGCCGGCCTTCCAGTAACCAGACGACCATGAAGGGACCGAACGATGCGATTGCAACTGAACCCAGACGAAGCCAGGAAGGTCCTGGCCCAGCTGGACACGGCGAAGACCGACGACCTGAAGCACGTCCGGGCCCGGCTGCAGGAACAGATTGCGACGGCGGCCCGGTCGAAGATCCTGGACCCGGACGAAATCACGGCCCTGATCTGGGCGGCCGGCGACGTGATCGAAACGGTCCGGCGGAACCCGAACCCGTCGGTGCGGGTCCAGGCCCATGCCCAGCAGCTGGTCACGGCGATCCCGAAGCTGGAAGCCATCCTGCGGAACAAGCAACCTGCCGGCGGGATGTAGTCCCCTGCGATAGCTGCCCCTGGCGGAAGTCGAACCCGGCCGGCGGGGCCAGGATCCCCAGGTTCGACCTGGGCCTGATGCGGCGGCTACGGACCACGGTGGGGAAGGAAGACGGGTTCAGGCCGATCAGGGCCTGCCATCACAGCCCGGTCGGCGGGGAACGGCCATGTGTCGGCTACCTGGCGGTCGAAGGCTGGCGGAACCTGGACGTGCGGATCCTGGCCATGCAGGGGCGGATCGACCCGGTGGCCATCGACGCGGCGACGAAGGACCTGGACCTGTGGGAATCATTCGAAGACATGCTGGCGGCCTACGAAGCGGCCCTGGAAAGCGAGTAGCGGACCGATGATCGTGAGCATCAAAAAAGACCTGGCCAACAAGATCGGCCTGAAAAAACTGGAACCGTTCGGGTTCAACAAGGAAGGGTGGTCCTGGAACGCCACCAGCCGGGGCATCGGGCTGGGGAACCTGAACGCGGGCAAGCTGGATGCCTTCGAATGTCTACTGGCCACGGTGGCCGACCAGCCTGGCGTGAAGTCGATGCTGCGGGACATCGACACCTGGAAAAAGGCGATCCGGGATGCGTCAAAGCTGAAGGCCCGGACCCTGCGGGGGTTCACCACGATCCTGGAACAGTATCTGCTGAAGGTCCCAGGCCATCGGGTCTACGCGAAGCTGGACGACGAAGACGCGGCCGACCAGTGGCTGGCCTACTACGTCGAATCGGTGGAATACCACCCACCCCAGGATCGGCGCGGGGACTACATCCCGGCGCGGGTGGACATGGATCTGGTCTGGGTCCGGTTCGGCGGCCGGAACAGCACCACGGTCAGCTTCCGGGAAGACGACGTGCGCGGCCGGAACGTGGTGGAAGTCCTGGCCCATAAGGGCTACTACCCGGAAAACGACGACCTGCGAACCCAGTATCTGGCGTCCGTCGAACGGTTCACCCTGCTGGCCCCGATGGTCGGAAAGCAGTTCCTGGCCGACGGTCTGGGACGTGACGACGTGGACGGAAACCCCAGGCGGCGGCGGGATGAATCCTGGTGGTATTCCAGGCGACACGACTACAACCTGGTGCAGGACGGCGAACCCAGCCGGGTGGTGATCGACGTGTTCTATGAAGACGGCCAGGGCCGTGACAAGGACAAGTATGTCAGCGAATCCTTCTGGCCACGGGTGGCCGGGGCCCGGAAGCAATCGACCGAAGACGACGAAGACGACGAAGACGAAGCCGACGACATGGACCAGGAACTGGACCGGCAGCTGCCGGACATTCCGGTGCACCCTTACCTGGTGGTCTTCCACCTGAAGAAACACCTACGGCTACGGGTCCACGTCGGGCAGCTGACGGCCTACGAATACGACACCGACCTGGTGGACAAGCTGGTCCTGTCGGACGACAGGAAGGCCCTGGTGCGGATGCTGATCGAACACAAGGGTGCCGGGTTCCAGGACATCGTGCACGGGAAGGCCGGCGGCGCGGTGGTGCTGCTGGCCGGGCCACCAGGAACCGGGAAAACCCTGACAGCTGAAGTCTACGCGGAAGCCGAAGGCCGGGCCCTGTATTCGATCCAGTGCAGCCA